CGTCGGCCTTCGCCTTCGCAGCGGCTGCGGCTTCGTCGGCTGCGACGGGGTTGGATTGGGCGGCGGTCATGGTCTGTTTACCTTTCAAAAATTGGTTAAGTGATTGCAAGTATATTGTGGATTCCAGGTCCAGAGTGTACGAATTGGTTAGGCTTTTACGAATTCATACGCCTGCCCGTTTCTTTCGTAGACCGTCCGACCAAATTCGATCATCTTGCCGCGAATGTTCCTGGAAGCCCCTTCTGGAAGCCCCAAGGCCCTTATGGCCTGTCCGACCGTTTTGTAAGGTACACCATTGCAGGTACACGGATGCTTACACTTGGAATCGTAGCGCCCAGACGCCCAACCCTCCGCAGAGGCGGCACTTTTCAGGGCCTTGATCTCCGGGGTGTTAACTGCCGCGATCTGTCGCGCCTTCGCCTCCGGGGTCGCAGCGGCAGCGCGGGCGTTGGCGACCGTCGCAGGGTCGCGCAGTACCTCGATGGAGCGGCGCTTGGCGGCGGGTGTACGATTGCGCTGACCCTGCGACAGCTTGGCCTTGCCTTCCTTCGTGCGTGCCCACGCCGTCCGCTTTTCGGTCACAACCTTGGAAATGTCCTTTACCAGCATTGGGCTCGTTTCGCCTCCTGGCGTGGAGTTGTATCCGTTCGCGTAGGAGTCGAAACGGTTGACGAAATACTCCTCCAATGGCAGCAATGACGAAACGGGACACCGGCAAATAGGCTCCATTGTCGGGTCGCCGTTCTTACGCCAGCCGTGGTACAGTTTGCTTCGCTTGCCCTTGCGAGCCAAGCGGGCATGCTCGCGCATCCGGCCCTCATAGTCGGTTGTTTGCCCAATATAGACCTTCCCGTTAGGAAAGGTCAATTTGTAGATAGTTCCAGTCATATTACCTGCGATAAATTGTTAATCTCAACATCGCTCTAGTATACGCTGTATATCTCAACTTTGCAATATCGCCCATTGGCTCGTCAATGACGAGGACGTTGGGAAATTCTGACCCTTGCGCCTTATGCACGGTGCAGGCATAGCCGTACACGAAGCCCCCAGGAGACTTCTGGGCGTCCAGGGCCTGCTTGGCATCGGTGCTGAACGACAGCGGGTTGTATTTCACCTTGCGTTGTTTGCCGTCCGTGAGCGATTTGAGACGGACATACATAACGTCCTCCGGCTCGTTCCGCTCCACCTCCGCATCGGGCACCACCTCGAATCCCAGGATGATGCCCTGTTCGCCGTTCATGAACCCGTGGCCGTGCTGGTTGAAGGTACACATGATTTTCTCACCAACCTGCGGCAGGCGTCCGGAGAACCCCAGGGCCTCGCGCACTTGATCGTTGACCTCCTCGCGCGTCCGGTTATAGGAGCAAAGAATTTGGGCATCCTCGCCCGAATGCTCGATCAGCTGCTCCAGTGGCACCTTGCCCGTGCGAACGGCCACGTCAGAATACTCCCGGTCAGGCAGCGTCTTACCCTGCCGCGCAAAGGTTGCCGCGCGGATGATGTTGGACTCGCCCTCTTGGCGCATGATCTTCGTCAGAGAATAGTCCACGTCCTCCGGGGTCAGCCCGTGCGGAGCCTTAACGGGAGGCAGCTGGCCAAGGTCGCCCAGCGCAAGGATGGGGATACCGTGACTCATCACAGCCTCCAGGTTATACTGGCCAACCATGGATGCTTCGTCCATAACGATAAGCGCTGGATGGTAGTCCAGCGAGAGCTTTTCAGTGAAAATCGGGTCGCCCTCTTCGTCCTCGCCCCTGATGCTGTAGGTGAACTGGTGTAGGGTACGGGCGGCGTGGCATCCGTTCTTACGGAGGCGGCTCGCGGCTTTGCCAGTCGGCGCTATGTACTCGATACGTGCCTCAGACGGCACACACCGCATCGCTGCCGCACGGGCCAGCGAGGTCTTCCCCGTGCCCGCGTAGCCGGTGAGGAAGAAAATCTGTTTGGAGCGGTCGCCCAACACCCAAGCGTTAAACCACTTAACGATGCGTTCGATGGCCTCCAGCTGTTCTTCGTTGAATTGGATTTCTGTGGGCATAGGGCGGGTCTTTCTGAGGTTGAGATTGTTGCCCGATTATACGCTCAGAATTATGTCCTACGGAAGCGCAGGGCCTTTGAGCGAATGCGAGGTGGTCGCAAATAGAACAGCTGTTGGAGCCGGGTCGGCGGTACTATCTCCGGCCCTCCTCCGTCTCGCTTGCCGCGCACGATGCCCACTCCATCCACCTCCAACCGCCTCGAAACCTGCGAGGAATTCCTGGCAGAGCTTGGTCGTGATATCCCGGAGACGGAACGGGTGATGGTAGGGTATGCTGATGAAGCGACGGTGCAGACGGACAGCGACGGCAAGAAACTGAACGCAGGCTGGTGGCCGCAACCGTATAAGGCAGACAAGTATATACCCACCGGTGATAATTGTTATGTCTGTATCTCCTCCTCGATAAAGACGCCCAACCCGAAGAATGGCCAAATGCGCTATTGGCGCGGTGAAGCGTCATTCGGGCACGGCCTCGCGTTGATGGTGGACGATATTGGCGATGGCGTAGGGGCGAAGGGCGGGCTGACGGTGGAGGGCGTATCCGCGCGGCTCGCGCCTACTGTAGTGGTGGAGACCAGCAAGGGCAATCACCAGTTGTGGTATTTCTTTGACGCTCCCGTTAGCGACATGCGACGCTTCAAAGCGCTGCTGGTATGCTTCGTGGCCGCAGTGTTGGCCGATAAGGGCGGCGATTCGACCATTAGGGACGTTTCGCGCTATGGGCGCATGCCCTATGGAATTAACAATAAGCGGAAGGCGGATGGCGCGTTCAAATATGGCGACGGCAAATACCAGCCGCGCATTATCAGCGCGGACTATTCGAAGCGCTACGACATGGACGAAATCGCGGCAGCGTTCGGATTCGTAATTGAAGTGCCAGTTACGCGCGAGAAAGTAGCGTACAACGGTGGCGAATTGAAATACGATGAGATGTGGCTGCAAATGGGCATCCATATCCTTTCCAAAGCCCTCGCCGGAGAGGGCACGCGCGGAGAGGTTGTGAAGAATATGTCCGGGAAGTATCGCATCAGGTGTCCCTGGGGCGAGGAGCATACCAACGGCGACCCTTATGGCGCGTACATTCGCGGGACGATACCCGGCGCGGAATATGAATATGTATTCGGATGCGCCCACGACACCTGCCGCAAGGATAGGAAGAGGACGTGGGCGACGTTTTTGGATGAGGTAGTCCTACCAGAAATCATCCGCAGACTGGAGGAGGCCAACGCCTCCACTTTCTACCACCCAACCAAAGAGAACTAGCAATGAGCGACCCTTTTGACGGCGATAGCTTCGACAGCGTCATGCCCCAGGTTAAGATCATCGAAGAGGCCAAAGCCGCCAAAGACAAATCCAAATCGGACACGCTGGACGAATTGCGCGAGGAGAGGAACATTATTGAACGTGCGAAAAGCATGGAGCAATACATGAATTTCCGCGTTATGAAGAATGCGACGCAGGCGGCACCATGCGATGAGAATATGTTCATTGCGTTCGATACGCTATTTGGGAAATCAACGACTGTCAACCGTCCGCACCTGGACGAATTTCGCGGCATTCTGGTAGACCACGAAGGCGTAAAGATCAATGGACATTACTCCGTTAAGGCGATGCTCTCCGCGCTGTCCTATGCTGGGCTGAAGGGGTTCGCTTCCAGCAAGGTGCGCGAGGGGCTGAGGGAGTATGCGTTGGCGTGCAGGCAAAATGACCTGTGCATTGCAATTGAGGCGCGCATGCCGCAATGGGATGGTGAATCGCGGCTTGACCGCTATTTGTGGACGTTGTTTCGCTCGTTCGATACGCCGTTCAACCGCCTGATGAGCCGCTATTTCTGGACCTCGTTTTATATGCGGTGCATGCACCCTGGAAGCGACGCGCCAATTGTGATCTCGCTTATTGGCGACCAAATGAGCGGTAAATCGTTTTTCTCCAAGCGATTGGTGCAAATTACGACTGGCAATAAAGAATTGGACTCGGTCAAATTGAACCTGCAAGACTCTGATAAATTCTTGCGCCAAATAACCGGCAATTCGAACGTGGCGACGATTCCTGAAATGCGCGGCTACCAGGCCGCTGACCACGCCAGAACAAAGGAGTTCGTGACGCAGACGTGCGACAACTTTGACCAGAAGTTTGAGCCGAATATCGTCCAGCAGAGGCAGTGGATCATTATGATGGACTCCAATAAGTATGACGGCCTGTTGCGCGATGATACTGGTAATCGGCGGTTCGCTCCAATCTTCGTCGCGCAGATTCCTGACCAGAATAACAAGCCCGCTTGGGAGGTGAAGCACTCCGAAGCGGACGGCGAGAAATTCAACGCTGGGCCGTTCATTGCGTCTGCCGCGTTCGAAGAGGACGTTTGGCAATTGTTCGCAGAGGCAAGGGCGTGGGTTGAAAAGAATGGGTTGGCTGGGTACGCGAAGTTGGTGGAAGAGGCTGCGACGGCGGTTCAGCATTTCTCTGATAAAGAGGTCAAGCGCGATTCTGGCACGATTGGTGACCGCACTATTGACACCTATTTGGACCATGCCCTTGAAAATATGGAAATGAGCGTGGTTAAAGGGCGCAAAGGCAATGGCGATTATTTGTTCGCGGCAGAGCATAACCTTACTGAGTCATTCAAAGAGGTTTCCAATGACCCGCACGTTCGGATAAACCCGTGGAAATTGGTGGACGCAATTAAGGCGCGCGGAGGCGTTGAGGGAGTGCGGACGAAGACGAAGAGTGTGGATGGCGAGATCAGATATGGCGGAGTGGCAACGAAAGGGTTCAAGTTCGTTGGACTTTCAAGCAAGGCTGAGTTGGTGCAGATGCTCGCAAAGCGGCAGGGGACTGGTGAAGGTGATGTGGAAGAGGTTGGCGAGACGGCGGACATTCCAAAGGGTGATGGGCCATTCTGAGGTGTGGGGAGGCTGTGAAAACGGCTAATTCGTACATTGCGCAATTAGCGACGTACAGATTAAATCCAATTGCGACAACAACTTAGGTGTGTGGACGATCCATAATTTTAATTTTGCGCGAAATCACAAGTCAGGGTTCGTGTAGGGGAGCGGGTAGGTACGAAGAGAGGGATATACCAAATTATAAATATTAAGATATTAAGGTCCAATAAGTTGTTGTTTTGAAAAGGAATTCTGGTTAATTGTGGGTTGAAATGGCGCGGCAATTACGAAAATTAGAACCTTTCACGTCAATTCATGGCGCGGCAGCATCGGCCCGGCGACGGAAAACGAAGCGCCAGCAGCAACCGAAAAATGTTTTGAGAACGTACATTAAAATTGCGCTACCATTGCACACCCGAATAAACGCCACCCAACCCAAAAGGACGGCAGGAATAGAAAGGCCACTATTGTGACCGACGAATACGATGATCTGGATTTGTTGACGGACGGCATCAAATACCCTGCTGGTAAATTCCGCAACCCGGAATTCATCAGGGAGTATCGCCCATTGTTCGCACGTTATTTGGATATGCGCGTCGCTGGCAAGCCTGCGCGTAGCGCGTTCCTCCAATGCTTTGGGGCAGGCTACTTTGACCAATGGTTCCTGGGCAGAATTGAGGCCCTGGAGGGCGGCGAACACTTCCAAGCGCAATTGGAAAAGAAAAGGGCAGAGGCGGACCTCACCAAGGTCTTTGATCTGAAGGATGCCGTTTATGGCTGGTTGGACATCATCCATAACCCAGAGACGCGAGACTCCTCGCGCGTCGCGGCACTGAAGGAGCTTCAGGTGTTGTACGGCATGACGATGATCGACGCCAATGGCAACACTCGCGCTGGCAAGGTGTTGGCAGACTTCTACAAAGAGTCAGACCGTGCCAAGCCCATCACCTCGGCCACCGGCGACCTACACGCAGAGCCGGGAAGCCCGGAGGCTAAGGCGTTCGAAGATAGCGCCACAGAGTAGGCGTGTTCCTTACCAGCGCCGCGCGCCGTATTCACCCGTTCCAGGGTAGCATGCGGGCGCGGCGTTCTCGTTGGTTAGGACACCGCTTTCTCAAACACTAGAAAGGGCACCGCAATGGACGAAGACATCACAAAATACCCATTCTATGCTGGCATGCTGAAAAGCGTCTTGGAAAGCACAGAAGTTCCCGACCCACGCAACCCATTCAATCAAGAGATGCCGCCGCTACCGCCAGAGATGCCGAAAAAGAACATGAACCTGAACGCTGCAATGGAGGCCAAAATCGACGCCTTCACGCTCAGCGTTATGCTCGCGACGGACCTCCAGGTGGAGATACCCATTCCAATCCAAGAGGCAGTGGATGAACTGGGCGTCCACATCCTTATGGCCATCCGGCGTGCGGCAGGCTTCAACAGCCAACAGATGGTCGCGGCCATGGAGCGGTTCACGAAAGAGATTCACGAGCACATCAACGGCCCCAATGCCACATGGCGCGGCGTCCCGCTCAATGTCCGCTTCGAATCCGGCCCGTTCAAAAGCTCCGACCTGCACAAGGGCACATAATGTTCCACGTACCACACCACTGGCGCATTCGCACGGGCAAGCTGGCGAGTGACGATCTGTACGGCAACAATGGCGCCTTCCTGGTGCCGCTGATGACCGGCGTTGTACTGAACGTTATGGCGAGCGACGGAGAGGCTTGGGAGCATGTGTCTGTGTCTACGCCGTACCGCTCGCCAGCCTGGGATGAGATGTGCTTCATCAAGGACACCTTCTGGGATGCTGACGATTGCGTGATGCAGGTTCACCCGCCCAAGGCTGACTACGTCAACATCCACCCTTACTGCCTGCACCTCTGGAGGCCAATGGTCGTGCCCATTCCCCGGCCACCGAAGTGGATGGTGGGGTGACGCGATGCTCTGCCGGTACAAATGCGAGATGTGCGAGGAGTGGCACCCGCTCGCGGGCATTCCTTCGGATGAGCTGACCTCCGCATTGCTGTCGTTCATCCTCTGTCCGCCAGAGCCATTCGGGCGCGCGGTGTGGATCATTCTCTTCCAAGCCGAGATGCAGAAGCGCGGGCTATACCGTTAGGCGTATGCCGTCGCGTCGGCGCAACGCCTGACGCGCACACCGCGAAAATAATTCACGGTGGACGTTCCGGGCGCGGCTACGATTCGGCCTCGCTTCGGAATTTCTCTCTCAGAATGCACGAAGCCCGCCACCGGTCGGCCACCGGCCTTGTGTTCCCTCTCTCACTTTAGGAATCGCATCATGCGTAAGACTCTCATTGCCCTCGCGGCCCTCGCCTTCGCCTCCCTGTCGTTCGCTGCCGACTCCAACGGCTCGTTCGCAGGCTCGTCCACCTCGTCCTCGTCGGGCACCACCAACGGCTACTCGAATTCGACCGCTTCGGCTGGCTCGAACAGCGACAGCTACAGCGGTGGCGTGAACGGCTTCGGCTTCCTGAACTCCAGCGCTTCGGTCGCAGGCGGCACCGCTGCCGCTGCCGGTGCAACGGCGGGCAACCTGTCGTTTGGTTCGGGCAACGGCTCGGCTGGTGCTATCGCAGGCGCTGGCGCTACCTCGTCCAGCAACGCCGCTGGCGCTTCGTTCGGTGGCGTGTCGGCTGCAACCGGCAAATCGACCAGCGGTGTCCTGGCCGCTGCCGGTTCGGGCCGTAACGGCTTCGCCACCGTCGATACGACCGTGACGACCGATTACGCCCACTCCAGCACGGGCGGCGTGGCGGGCGCGACCAGCGGTGGCAACTCCGTGTCGCAGACGACCGGCTACACCAACTTTTCCTTCGGCAACGCAGGCACCTTCATCACGAGCACCAACGGCGGTTCCACCAGCGGTTTCGGCGTGAAGTTCTAAATCCCCTAGTGAGGGATGGGCTTGTCCCTTCCCAAAAATAGGGTCCGTGCCCTTGGCCGTTCCGCACGCGAAAAATGAACGGCCACTTTCCCTCTCTCACTACAGGCACCAGAAATGAAACAAACTCTCATCGCGATTGCGCTGGCTGCGGCTATGCCGTTCGCTTTCGCCCAGTCCAACTCGACCAGCGGCTCCAGCGCCAACTCCAGTCCCAACGTCACTTCGGGCAACACCGCGTCGGAATCGTCCAGCGCCAGCCAATCGAACCCCAACAACGCGAACCAGCAGTTCATCCAGCTGAATACGCTGACGCCTGAACAGCAACGCGTCCAGCAGGACGTTCGCTACAGCGGCACGCAGACGATCAAGAACGTCCCCGGCATCGCGATGAGCGGCCCGGCCAGCGGCCCCTGCACGGGCGCCAGCGGTGGCCTGGGCGTCGCCGGTCCCGGCTTCGGCGTCGGCCTGAACGGCTCCAAGGTCGATGACGGCTGTACCGTCCGCGAGAACAGCCGTGTGCAAGGCCAGCTGTACCAGGCCCTGGACTCCAACGACCCGCTGAAGGTCAAGGCCAAGGAAGCCCTGGACCGTTCGCTGGCCATTCTGGACGCGATGAACGAACAGATCGGTGAGGACTACCTCCGCAAGCAACGTGAACGCCGTGCGGACACCCAGCCCGCCAAGGTCGTCACCGCTGCCCCGGCTCCGGCCACCACCGCTGCCACGTCCGACCCTTACATCAAGGCATCGGGCCGTCAGTACCCCTCGCCCAAGTGATCGTTGCACCAGAGGCCCGCTTGGGCTTTTGGTCCATCGCCTACCTCGTTTTGTTGCATCGCGGGAAAGACCCTATCACGGCAGCTGAAATGGCCGATACCGCGCTGGAGGAATTCGAGGACAAGGCGGCGACAATCGAAAAGGAACGAACATGAAAAAGACACTGATGGCCTTCGCTGCCCTTGCCCTCGCGGCAGGCGCGGCGAGTGCGCAAGGGTTCGCAGACGAACCGACCTGTTACAGCTGGGAGGGCGGTCACAAATCCAGTGGCTCGTTTTCCAAGTGTACGCGATGGGAGACGGCCAAGGCTCCTACCGCTCCACCACCGCCCGTTGTGGTCCCTGCACCCGTCATGCAGACTCCAGCCTGTCCTCCACAGGTCATCTTCCAAGAGGCCACCAAGCCCAAGGCCAAGCCCCGGCCACGGAAGCCACTGCCCAAGTGCGTGCCCTAACGGTTGCTGAACCACCACCACCCGCAACAGCCCGGTCGATGTACCGGGCTTTTTCGTTTCCGCAACCTCTGCCCCGGCCCGGACCCCTGCTGATTACACAGCCCGTCAGTGTTCGGCTCGCGGCGATAGGGCTGGTCCACACTACCCTACCAGCAAACCTGATCACAGCTAGAATCATTGATAATCACCACGGAAGGATACCCGCAATGAGCACCCAAGGACCACTGATGACGCACGAACAACTGGAACGTGCCGCCCGCTACCTCTGCACGATGAGGGGCGTCAACCCGCTGAACCGGGAGTACATGAAAGGGAGCGACAGCGGTGTCCTCTGCTATGCCTGGGAGAATGCCGCGAAGGAAATAGCGCACCATGAGTTGATGCGGGAGGCGATACGGCACGCGACGCCTCACACCTAATCAGTGATCCTAGCTGGGTCGCATTGCACGCCCAGCGGAGGGTAGCCTCAGCCCTCCTCGTCACCCCGTAGCGCGTTCTCAATGCGCTCGTACAGTTCGTCATCCGCCTGCGAATCGGCCTCTGGGTAGGTGTCCCGATACCACTTCAGGCCGTTGTACGCCTCCTCCAGGATGCACCGCAGCGCGCGATTCTCCATCAACAGGTCAAGATTCGTTCCGGACATCAGGCCCCTCCACTGAATCGAAATAGGCGCGGCGTCCGCGAAGGGTTGTGTGGGTGCGATAGGTGGAAGGCTCCGTCACTGTTCGCGGAGCATGGAGGTTTGGCGATGCCCTCCCCGCACAGCGGACACAGGGCCTCCGTCTCGTGTACCCCGTGGTAGCGCTCGACGGCCTTCACTATCCGGCTGGAGGTGTTGCCGCCTCGCGCGAGCATGCCGCCCTTGGACGCTATCGACACGAGGTCTTTCACCTGCTGGTCGCTGAGGGGCGGCAGTTCCTGCTTGTCGATGGCCGCGCGTAGGGCCTCCCTCTGCTCATCGGTGAACGACAAACTGTAGGGCCATTCGCCAAATACATCGCGCAGAGGTCTGGTCATCGTGCGTCCTTTTCAACCTGCTCAAATTCCCTGTCCAGGCGTCGCGTGCTGCCGTTCTCGTCAGCGTGCTGGGAGTAGCCCGCCGCAATGTTGCGCATGCGGACGTACAGCGCCCGCCAGTCGGGGACACGTCGATTCCACGTGTCGAGGTCCGGGGTGGTAGCCCCGCATGTCTCGCACTCCGGACCACTCTGCATCGGTGTACCCGGTTCTCCGCATCCCAGCCAGCCGTGCGGGTCGCATTTGCCACCGCAGAATGCGCAGGGCTTGTTGGGGTCGGCTTCGTCCAGTACGCTCACAGCCGTGCCCCCAACACTACCATCAGGCGCTGCCACCGGCTGAGCTTCGTCGCGGCCATCTCTTCGGGCGAGCCGTCCCACTTCAGTTCGGCCACGGTCAGGTCATACTTGCGGTGGCATGCAAGGGGTACGCCTCGCGCGCTGCCGTCGCCTACCACGACCCCACGAGGGCCGCACAGTTGGATTTCCATTACGGGTCCACGCTTGCGTTTCATCATCGTTCTCCTATCGTGACCGGAGCGGACACATCAGGCGTCGCGGCGAGGGCCGCGCATGCCCTCCGTATTTTACCTTGGGATGGGTGGGAGGCGTGTTGTAGTCGCGCCTGATGAGCACGCAAAGTGTACCCCAGAACACTATCGTCCTGGGGTGATAGACCGGGCAGCTCAGCCACCGGCTCCATTCGATTTCGTGCTTGATGTTCGCCTCCAGATGACTCGCGGCCTGCGTACATAGGGCGTTTCCACTTCATAGCGGTACGGGTCGGCGGGTTCGTCCTCGAACACGACCCCATACGCCTTGCCGCCCCAAGCGTTAGTGTACTCGATAATCTTCGTGATGGGCGGTTCATCCGGATACTGCGCGCCATTCGCTGCGATGATTTTGTCTATCGCCTCTCTGCTATCAATCGTTGCCATCATCGTCCTCCTCGCGTTCGCCTTCCCAGCCCAGTTCCTCCCGCTTCACGCAGGCGTAGCAATCACCGCCACAGTCCATCGCGTCGCGTTCGCCGGTGTCCAATTCGCGGGCACACACTCCGCAGTGGGTGCCGTCCGGGTGTCCGGTTCTCATAGTGGAGCCTCGAATAAATGCCCAACAAACCAGTCGATTTGAAACGTGCCGATGAACGTCATTCCGGCGCTGTCGAAAGGGTTGCCAGTGGTTTGGATTTTGAACCGCCTGCCTTCGCTCTTGGAGACGTGTAAGTTTGGGAGCATCACCCACAGTACCGGCTGGCCGCCTTGCACGCCCACCGATAGAGGCACGGAGCCAATTGGCAGGTAGATGACCTGGTCACCACCAGTCCCTGTACCAGACAGGAGCGGGTATTTGTAGATGATAGAGTTCATCCCAGCACCAGCAATCCGGGCCGCATCCACAGCACCAGAGCGTCTTTGGGGTTGTCCTCCGGCGTCAGCAGGATGCGGACGCAGTTGGAGAGGGCCATCCCACCGCGAACGATAGGAGGAAGCTCACTGACGAGACGGACCAGCTGGCAGTTGCCGATGGTCGCGCCCTTCGCGTCAATGAAAGAGACTTCGTAAACGTCCATCACGCCTTCCTTTCGTAGATGTGGTAACAGAACACCTGCTCAATGTCCGGCTCATCGTCCAGGTACTCAGTGGTGGGCGTTTGCTTGCCGATGTACTCGCCCCACTTGTGCCAGCGCCAGCCTCCGCCTCTGCCCTTGTTGGACAGGTTGCGCTGCACTCGCTTCAGGGTCACCACGAATTGGCGCGGCGATTCGACCAACAGCGGGCAATGCTCCAGCAGGTTGCTGATGTCGTCACAGACACCGTATGCGCCACAATGACGGTGTTCGTTCGACAGGTCCGGGTAATGCTCATAACCTTCCAGGAAGGCGCTGGACCCGAAGTGTCCGATTTCGTACACCCCGACGATCACGGGCCGTACAGCGACGTTTTCGCCGATCATCATCAGGATTGGGTCGCGGCTATCGCGGGCAACCCTTGGTTCATCAACTAACATCAGGTGTCTTTCTTGGTTGGGTAAGTGCCAGTGGCGTTATTGAAGTTGTCCATCGTCGCGTAGGCTTCTGACGCTGCCAACGCGCGTACATGCTCGCATCCTGCCGCGAACCACTTCCAGTCCCGTGCCACTGCCGGGTTGTTGTAGGTTCCCTTGCGCGACCGACTGAAATTGAAGCTGTCCTTGGCTTGAGCCTCGAATGCTTCGCGGTCCGCGTCGGTCACTTGTCGCCTCCGATGGAAGCCCAGACCAGCAGGAAGTACCACGATGTCCGCTCAGCCCCTTCGTTGTAGAGGGCCACCGCTTCCTGGAGGAGGACGATGGCCGGGAAATCGGCCAACTCCTGTTCTCGCGGCGTCATGCGGCGTCGATTCATCAGTGGTGCCCTGCCTTCTGGGTGCGTCGCAGGCAGACGTTGTACTGGGTGGCGGCGGTGTTGCGGTTGATGCCCTCCCGCTCGCACAGCGCGATGAACTCCAGGCGGGACACCACGCCTCCGCGCGATTCGTACAGCTGATGCACCTTGGCGACCGGATTGGCCACCGTCGAATGGGGATGGCAGGACATCAGTAGCCCTCCGCCTCGTCAATCGACTCCACCGCCTCGTCCAGCAGTTCAGCCGCGCCCTCTGCGTCCTCGCGTTCCAAGGCGTCCACCGCCTCTTCCAACTTGTCAAATGCCGTCTGCATCGCGTCCACTGCGCTTTGGGCGTTGTCGCCCTTTTCGCCACCTTGGAGGCCACTGGGCATGTTGTCGTAATAGTCCTGTTCTTCGTCGCGGAGGTCGCTGACGATGTTCTTCTGGTCCTCCACCTGCTCGGTGAGGGCTTTCAGGTCCGCGCCCTCTTCACGCACGGCGTCAGCGATGGTGGAAACCTCGCTGGAGGCGTTGGAGAGGGCGGAGCGTCGTGTCTTGTTCATTCTGAGTCTTTCGAGTGGGTCTGAGGAGAATTCTACCCGGACCGGCAGTGGCCCGCCTAGCGGTAAGCGGGGCAGTTGTTGACGTTCATATTCGCGGCGATCAGTGTCGAGCCGTCCGAATAGATACATACCAACTCCCCGTCCAGGTTCAGGAGAACGTCCTTGTAGAACACCGTAGGGGTGGGCGCTTGCTGTGCTGCCGCTTCCTGCTGTGCCTGCTGTGAGGCAGCGTATCCAGCGGAGGCAGCGCCAGCCGCACCGACCACCACGTTGAGGATGCCTGCCCAGTCGGCAGAGTTCAGGCCCGCGCGGGCAGGCGCGGCAGCGACCAGGGCGACGGATGCCGCGAGGAGGATGAGAGGGCGTTTCATTTCTGGTCTTTCTGGATGTTAACGATGACTTGTTGCGGGTGGCCGGGGTTCGCGAATGCCCAGATGAGGGCGAGGAGCCAGCCCAGGCCGGTCCAACCAAGGGCGAGGTTCAGGATGAAAATGGCGATGGTGCTGGAGTGCTTGCGGTTCAGGGCAACCCAGAACGGGATGAAGTACAGCAGGATGCTGATGGCCAGGATGAGGAGAGGGGCGATGGAGCTCATGTCGTTCTCACTTCATGTACATGGGAATGAAACCTTCCCAACGTTCCACAGGGATCATCCCCATCGAGCCGTCGCCCCAGATCACCACCGCTCCGCCTGCGCGAAACTTGCCACAGCCTTCAAATGCGCCGATTCGGCCATTCTGAAAGGCGAACAGCTTGGTGCCGCCCTGGATGCTGTTGCCGCGTGCGTCGGTGGCCGAGCACACCAGTGTACTGCGGAAGGTCGCGCCACGTTGGTTTTCGAAGTAGTCAGTGATGTTGCGCATGCTTGTGGGCATGTTGGCCTGAATCGTTCGGCCGTCATTCAGTTGGAATGGCGGGATGTTGCCGTCACGGACGTTTCCGCCAGCTTGGGCCGCGAATGCTGCCGCGAGGAGCGCGGCGGTCAAGAGGGTCTTTTTCACAGGGGTCTTTCTGGGTTGGTTTGGTGGAAAGCGCGGCCTCACCGCGCATCTTCCACTCAGCCACCGGCTCAGGCCTTCGGCATCAGGGCCAGGTGGACTTTCTTGCCGTCCACTTCCAGGGTGACGCCGCCACCGTTGGCCATCATCGCGCCACGGACACCGCGCGAGCCGGAGAGGCCCAGCGAGCGGAGGGCAGCGCCAACCGACTTGTGTTCGGTCACTTTGCGACCGATCTTCACGGCAGCGACGTAGCGCTGGCTGCGAGCGGCAGCGATTTCAGGGACAGCCCAGGAGGCAACAGCAGCTTGGGAGATTGCGGGGTTCGTCATGATCAGGTCTTTCTAGGGTTTAGGGTTTTTCGGCTCCGTCCCCGGTGCCGATACATTAATTATATACCATTTTTGGAAATCTCAAAGCCCCTCGTGAATTAGGGGTCTTTGAGAGTTCACTTGTTGGTCGCGTAGTAGTAGTCAGTGGGGGTCCAAAACTTTACTGGGTAGGTGCGCTCATCGCCGTCTTCCCAGACAACGACAACTCGCTTGGCGCCTGCATCGTAGCGCCAGCAGCCGCGCCAGCCGACCCGGCCGTTGTAGCCGGTGGTGTTCGCGTAGCTCCACGCGAAGCCATCGCGACGTTGGCGGGCTTCGCAGTGGTCGGAGGTCGTGTCCTTCAAGTTGATGGCGCCGCCTTGGTCGTTGATGGCGGTGAATACGGTGCCAGAAGCATGCGCAGCGGCGACGGAACCCAACGCCAAGGCGAGGGTGATGAGGGTCTTTTTCATTTCTCAGGTCTTTCTGTTGGTTGGGGAACATCCCAGACTGCCCTCGCGCAAGGGCAGGCGGTGAGGTTCAGCGGGCTTCCTTGCCGTCAACGTACTCGAACAGCACCCACTTCGCGCGGTTCAGAGTCTGGCGAGCATGCTCCACCATCCCGTGCGACATCTCTTCCTGCGCGTCGCTCATCAGGGAGGCGACCACCATCGCAGGGCCGGACAGCTTCATCGTGATCGAATCGCCAATGACGATTTTCAGGTCGGCTTCGGTGCATCCGTACATCAGGCGTTGGCGGGCTTCGCGCGCATTGCGGAGGTCAACGGATTCGGTCATCTTGATGCGGGTAGTCATTTCAGCCTTTCTGCGTTTCGTTTCGATGCCTCAATTATAACCAAAATTTGGCGAGGCGTTCAAACTATTTTGACCGTAGGGTTATTCCCAACCCAACTTTTTCTTGCCAGTGACGACGTATTCGCGCTGGAAGTATGCCGCGCGGTTGAAGGCCTGATTCGCCTTCACTTCGTCAGTCTCCGCCTGCGCGGCAGCGACGATTTCAGCGACGTATTGGGCAGGCGTAACCCGGCCATGAAACCACCACTCCGCTTCGATGCGAAGCGAACGGATGGAGGCGCCATACCGTTCTTTTTCAACGGCCATTTGCGCGAGGTCTTCGGCAGTAAGAGGGCGTGCAGGCATTCTGATCTCCAGGTTAGGCGTGGATGGCGGCATCGTAGCGGGCCGACAGCGAAGCGTATGCGTCAACCGACAGCTTGCCCTTCGTCATCAGCGTATGCGCGTGACGGATTGCGCCACACAGTTCGCGACCGGCTTGATACTTCAGATAGCGGGCAGGCTCGCCTTCAGGGCGGAGGTGCGGCGCGAGGGCAACCTCAGCGCGTTCGGCAGGGAGCGTCAGCAGGTAGGCGCTCAGTGCCGTTTCAAATCGCTTCGTCATTTTCGTCTTCCAGGTTCGTTTCGATACCTCAATTATAACCAAAATTGAGGTATCAATTCAAACTTAGTGAACCGTAGGGTTATTGACGTTCAACGTGCAGGAATACCACTGGCATTCCGTCCACGATGATCGCGAGCGGGACACCACGTTCACCTGCGGCCACAACGGCCAGCCGGATGCTGCGCGCCTGCTTCACGCCGATGGCTTGGCACGCCTTTGGGACGGATTCGTAGGCGATGAGGTCGCCGTTGTTGACCTGCATCAGAACGGCGTGGCGCTTCAGGCGGGCCTCGCGGGTCTTGGGGTTATCCCAGCTGAGGGAGACGGCGTTGGCGATGGTACGATTCTTCATGAGAGTCTTTCTAGTTGGCGGGGACATTCCCAGCCTGCCCTCTGCGAAGGGCAGGCGGAGGGGTCATCAACCTTCGAACACGAACGTCAGGTTGGCGACGCAGTCATCATCGTTATACAGCACGGCCATCGTGCGCCCGTCCCAGTACTTGACTTCCATCGCGTCCTGCGGCAGTTCGATATCAAAGTGATTCGACCACCACACCAGGAAGTCACGGGCCTGCGCGAGGTTGCCGTCATAGAAGTCTTCCGGGGCTTCGTATTGCGTCAGGGGCACGCCGCAGTCATCAGCGATGCCAACTTGATCGTTCAGGGTCAGGAAGGAGAGGGCCATTTCAGTCTTTCTTTCGTTGCGGTAAGCCTAGATTATAGCACCATTTCTGATGCTACGTCTAGGCTTTTCGTGACTTAGGCTGCGACCTTTTTGACGACTTCAACCTTGGAGCCTTCGCGCCAGCCGACCACGCGGGCCTGCGTTGTGGACTCGTCAATCGCGACGGAGCGCTTGGAAGTGCCGTATTTCGCGGCTCCAAACTCCTCCTCCACCGCCTTCATCTTGACGACCATCAGCGAGGTGCCGTTGGAGAGGGTCAGGGCCTGACGTTCCTTCGTGATGCTCGCGAGGGTCATCTGGATTGCGCTCGCGGCAGCGTCCTTGAATGCGGTCCCGATCTTGACGTTGTAGCGGGTCATGCCTTGTTGCGTCATGTACGCCTTGCACAGGCGGTCAACCGTGCCGATCAGGAAGCCCAGCATATCGCGGGCGCAAGCGGTGTCCGCTTCGTAGCCCTTGAACATCAGTTTCTTGCCAAAGGTCTTCCCGCGCCCGGTGCGCTTGGCGTGGTTCGTCTGCTCAGCGCGGTCCCATTCGTATGCCGCGATCACATCGTTGTACTTCGCGACAGCGATACCCAGGGTGGCGACGTACTGAGGGACGGCAGCGTAAACGCGGGTGGCGGCTTCCGTCGCGAACAGCTGCGCGACCTTTTCGGAGACGTCAAAGGCGTCCAGCTGATACTTATCCATCAGCTTGCGCGCACGGCTCGCGGCAATCGCGGCTTCATGCGGGCTGGACGTATCGTCAGCCATGCGGAGGAGGTCAGCGATACGGCCCTTGATTTTGTCGAGGTCTGCGTGGTCGGTCATTTTCAGGTCTTTCTCGTTTCGTTGCGGTAAGCCTAGATTATGCACCAATTTTGACGTTGACGCAAGGCTTTCATGAACTATTTTGACAAAAAAGTGACCCTGATGTATGACCCGTTCAGCTGGTGGTCCATACGGTACTCCCAGCAAACCCAATCATTGGCCCTGCGTTGATTTAGCTGTGTTCCTCAGCCTGTGTTTTCGCGGTTTCGTATCCACTCCTGGACCTTCGTGGCCGCGTCGATGTAGGCGGGGCTTGGCCGCTTGTCGATTTCCTGCCCTGGACGGTATGTCGCCCAAATCAGGTCGCGTAGGTGTTTTGGCAGGCTGAACCAGTGCGGGCTACAACCCCACATGCGCGGCGGCACCGCCTTGGTGCAACCCGGCCAGTGGCAGCGATGCGTCATGACCAGCCTCCCTGCGTCCGGAGGAGTTCAGCGTGTGCAGCCGCGCCCATCCTGATCCTGATGTCCTTCGGCCAGTAATCCGTCAGGCACTTTGGCTTGTCCAGCGGAGGGTTCGCGCGGACATAGCGCCGTTCCTTGCGGCCTGGAAAGTTACGGGGCTTCATTTCTTGCACTCCCAGCGGTCCTTCGCTTTCGCTGCCGCGACAGTCTGCCACTGCATGTTCGCGACGGTATCCGGCCCGCCCTTACAGAGGGCCACGATGTGGTCGCGGACGTATCCGGGACACCGCCCGGTCGGCTTGCCCGTAGCAGGGCAGGGGTGGAGCCGTTGATAGGCGCGCGGAACACTCCTGTCCCGGTGGGTCGCGGCGGAGCATGCGGACGCCGACACCGCGAGCATCAGCAGGATGGCAAGGCGGTTCACTTCGGCATGCCTCCCGCGATTACCATGAAGTTACAACCATCGGTCCTGATGTCCGTGATGTGGCCGCATTCTTCGCACTTGCCGCTGGTGTAGAACGTGTCCGGCTCCTCCATCGTCTGCTTGGCTCCGCAGCCTGAGCAGGTGAACTGTTGGAAGGCTTGCGCACCTTTGGCGATGGCAGCGTCAGCCTGCTTGAGGACGTCATTGAAGGGGTAGAGGTTCATTGTTTCACGCATGCCCAGTCAATCCGGGCGTCAGGGTAGGAAGTCTTCAGTTGGGCTTGCGTGTCCTTCGCGGCAGCGACGCAAGTGGCTTGGGAATCGAACCCAACACGAACGGAGGTGCTGGGGCCGTTGGCGTACATTACGAAGAACAGCAAGATGTAGGTCATTGGATGAGTTCCTGGTCGATACCGTTACAGCTGAGGATGGTCGCGCCACCGCGCGGACCGAAGAGGACGCCAACGTGGACTGACTTTTCGTACCACTTCAGTTCACCGGTGACGTTGGTTGCGAAGAGGAGCGGCCCGCCAGCATGCTGATCGAGTTTGAAGACCACCGGGCCGTCCAGGGAGTGACGGGTGATGCGGTTCGTGAACCGCTCAATGGCTGCGATTTGCGCGGCGTTCACTTGGACACCTGCACCATCTTTTCAGCTTTGAATCCGTACACGCCGCCCATCTCGTCATGCTTCGCAGTCGCGCGCCCGGTCTTGGTGTAGGGCTGTCCACGATAGACGAAGTTGGCGCCGATGCGCAGTGATTTGAATTTGGTGTCGTTCACTTGGGTCTTTCTAGGGTTTCGATTCTGCGCCCGGAGCGGTCCGGGCGCAAGGTTCATCAGGCAATCACGTTGAACTTGAAGTGGATGCCTTCGTGCAGGGCACGCTCACCGACGAACACCGGGAAGAAACGGCCGTCAGTGTGGATTGCGACGAAGTACATCACGCGCAGTTGGAACTCACGGTCGCCATAGAATTTCTCGACAGCCTTGATTGCGTTTTCGCGGGTCGCGTAGGTCTTCGAAGGGGTCAGGTCAAACTTAGCGTTTTGGATCGAGTAGGTCATTTCAGTCTTTCTAGGTTCGTTGCGGTATGCACTCGATTATATACCAAAAATGACGATCGCCAACCCCTTTTTTGACCTAAGTCAAAATATATTTTGTCGCGTCCTCGTCCTGCCGCGAGCCGTTGATGAAGGTACAGAAGCGGTACTCACCGGCCCTGGGCCGGTCCCGGACGGCGTACACCCACTCCATCAACCCCAACTCCCCGGCTGTCGGCTCCCGGTACACCGTGAAGGCACAATCGGGGTGGTGGATGCTCAGCCGCTTCGCTTCCTGGGTTGCTTGGTACACGTCCATATCAAAAGACGTACAGCCAGCAGTACAGGCCCGCCACGCCCATGATGATGCAGACGCTCAGCACCAACACCACCCAGTCCAGCCAGGTCATTCCGTTACTTTTTTCCACTCTGCCCTCCGTAGGGTTGCAGGGCCGCGATGTACTCGTCAGCCTTCGCGATCAGGTCATTGGCAACGTCATCGAAGCCAATGCCGTGGTAGAAGACATTCTCCAGCAGGCGCTCGACAGCCCGGCGCTTGTTAGCCTCAAACGCTTCCTTTCGCTCGATGAGGGCGTCCAGAAATTTCTGGTCTTCCTCCGTCCAGTTGGGTCGCAGTGCATCGGCCATCAAAATTTCCTCACCATCGCGTCGCAGACGCCGATCATGTCCAACGCGCCCACCGGGGTGGACGGGCGCCAGCGGGCGGCAATCGTGCCGTTGAAGCGGTTCAGGCGGACGTATGGCCCTGGGGTCGCGAGGTTGCCCGAAGACCACACACCGCTGCCGTTGTCCACGAGGGTCCAGCTGGTGTTCTCGATGGTGATGATCTTCGAGTCCACGTTGAAAGAGGCGTAGCCCGCGAACGTATCATTGTCGCGCGTGCATGAGATGCGGATAGGCTCCGCAGCCTGCGCGACAGTTGCGGCGAGGGCAAGGGCGAGGACAGCAAACAGCTTCATGGCGTTACTTTCATCTTGGTTAGGAGGTCGCGAAGGAACACAAGGCGTTTGGCAGACTTGGCGTCCACCTCCCACCCAGCTTTGAGACGGGCGTTGATCGTTGCGGCGCGGCTGGCAATCGAATGCCTGACCAGCATGCGGAGGGTCTCAGCCTCCTCTTCGGTGAACTCGATATTCACAGCACCACCTCGCGGGCAGTCGGGAGGATGCCGCGACGCTTTGCGTCAGCCAGATGGATGCGCGCCTGCTGGGCGATAACACCACTGGTCGCCACAGACCACTTCTGGCCGTTGTAGCGCTCGATCAGGGAGGCGTCCGCGTTCGTGCGGCAGAGAGTGCCCAGGAAGTAGAATTGGAGGGTCATCAGGTTCTTTCTAAGTTTGAGCCTAGATTATAGCCCGTTTTGTACGTCCAGTTCAAATTATTTTGGGTCGAAGCGGACGGCAGACCACTGGCAGAGGTGCCCGTTGGTGTTGAAGAAATAGCGGTACACCGGGTGGTCCTGCGCGGAGTGGCGCGGCAGGGTCTCAGCCCTGATGAACGTGCCGCACATCACAAAGGCGTCGAAACCGCGCTCACCGCTTTCGACCTTGTGGGTGTAGATGTACTCCTCCACCACAATGCGCTTGCGGCGGTCCTGCGACAGGACGTACAGGGTGTCCCCGGAGTTGAAGAGGTTCGCGGTGTGGGCCTCGCGCCCGTAGGCTGTAAGGTCATAGGCTGCGTCCTCCACCTTGTATTCGTTGAAGTGGGCGACGGTGTTGCAGTTGTTGCAGAGCCAGGTGGTCATTGGAATCGGGTCTTTCTAGGGTTGCGGGATGCCTGTGAGGGCTGGGGAAATCAGTGAACCCTGCTGGTCGGCAGGGCAGTTGTGTAGAGGTGCTTGGAATCCTTCCGGAACCAGCTCTGGACACTCCCTGCGGTCCTCGATTCGCAGGACTACCAGGCCACGGACGTTCCCGTAATGCGCCCGGATTTGAAGGGCGTGCAGGTGGGCGTCAATATCGTCGGCCCTGATCGGTGTCCGGGTTCTCTCCCAGGAGTGCCCAACGAACAACCACACCTCATACGTTAACAGGTAGGCGTAACCCGCCCTGAGGTATCGTTCCAGGGCGGGTTCGTTCATCTGGCGTCTCCTCAGAAGAATTTCGCACGGCAGATGGGGCCGATACCCAGCTCAATCGACAGCTCATTCGTCAGCTGACGACCGCAACACGAACACGAACCGAATGCGCGCCCGTAGGCGATGGCGGAGCGCTCCGGGTTCGCGCATGCGTCAACAATTGCAGCCTCTGCGGCGTCGGAGCATGCCCCTACGCGAGTGAACCGGCCCTGAAAAATCTTGCCCATGTACTCGTCGTCACCCAGGCGCTTGACGTAGATCGCTCCAGCGTTCCGCCCGTGAGCCGGGGCCAGCGACAGGCGGTAAGCCTGCTCATCAGACGCGAACAGCCGCATGGTCGGCTTCGTCAGGCCGTTTTGCTGGCCCTTCCCGAAGGCGTGCTCAATCAGCGTCACGTCCACTGTCGGTGCGTTCGCTTCGCGCTCAGCGCGGGCCGCGACGGAGGCCTGACGCTTCGCCACGCAATTCTGCGCGGCGGCCAACTGCCGCTCCGACAGGAAGCCCTTCGTCATCACCTGATTCCGCAGGGACACCGCGAAGTCAAAGTCAGTGTTTGCCCACCAGGCCGCGATTTCTGGATTGGCGGCTTCGAAGGCTTCCAGGTTGCGAGTGAGTGCGTTCATTTTCAGGTCTTTCTAGGTTGATTCGGGTTTCAGTAGATCGTGGCAATCTCGCGGTTCCAGGTGCCCATGAACTCGCATGCGAGGTCAGCGCCGCTGCCGTTCCGCAGCACGCCCAGCCGCTTCGCGAAGTGATACGGGCCTTCAGATTCGAACCCGTAGCGGAACAGCGCGAAGGTGTCCTGGTCGATTTCGGTCAGGGCTTCAGCGCCCATTTCGTGACCGATGCGACCGATGAAGGCGCCCATTGCGAGGGCGAGGACCGGTGTGGATGCGAGGGAGATCATTTCAGGGCCTTTCTTTAGGGTGCCTCGATTATAGCTCCATTTTGGAAACCCGTTCAAAGTTTAGTGAACCGTAGGGTTATTCACTCCCGTATTTTGAGGTGGGAAATCACGAGGTCAACGCAGGCGCAGCGAACGGAGGAGGGCTGGCACGGTTAACCACAGAAAACGGGAACACAGCTAGAATCATTGATTAGCTGTGTTCCCGGCGTTCGCCTTACTCCTCGATTTCGACCATTTCGAAGAGGTACACTTCACCGTCAGCGGTTTTGTACTCCAGGCTCCGCAGTTCCTTCAGCTTCAGGCGGAACCGGATATGCTTGCCAGCGGGCAGGCGGTTAGCGTTCCAGGCCTCGCGGGTTGACTTGAAGTCTTCCGACGAACCATCATGCGTCACGCGTACTCCGTCACGCGTCAGGCGGGCCGTGCGGACCTTTTCGTCAGTCCAGCTGCGCGCGACGCCTGCGCTATTCGACGCGCGGCTATTCGTGCGGGTCGGCGTCGCTGCCGGGGCCTTTTCACCGATGCCGTTCAGGCCGCTTGCCATCGCACCGAATGCTGACGCCTCTTCAACCTCTTCCTCTTCCGTCGCGTCGCCTTCGGGCACTTCCAGCGCCTCAACCTTCGTTGACGTGCTATAGTCTTCGGTCGCGACCGCTTCCGTCAGGTCATCACCTTCCTCAGCGAACATCACGCAGCCTTCGGGCGGAAAGTCAACGCCTTCCTTGCCACCGTCGATATAGGAGGCGAGCTTTTCGACCAACAGGCCCGTGCGGCGACGCGCAGCGGACATATCGGACCACTTTTTGACGGGCTTGACGTCGGGCACGCGGGAGGCGTTGGCGTTGAAAAAGGCCAGGAGTTGGGGACCGGATGCTTGGGCGATTTCGATGATTTGCATTGCGTTTCCTTCTGGGGTTACTTTCTAGGTTAGGGCCGTTCCCGACCCCGATGAACGTATTATGAACCACTTCAGGTCATCGGTCTAGTCTTTTCGTGACTTTATGTCATAATAATTTCTATCAACCACCCGGTAGTCGATTGCTGAAGTCTATCGCCTGGGAAAGTGTACGCGACGGCCTCAGCAACCTCCCGTTACACTCCGCCCCATGGCCCTCCCTCTGTTCGCGCCGACTGCCGCGCCTGCCCCTCCTCCCGACCTCGCGGCGAATGCCGCAAGCTACTACACGCTGAACCCGGCTCTGAGGGAGTTCTGGGAGACCAACGCCCGTCACAAGGTACTGTACGGAGGGCGAGCCTCCTCCAAGTCTCACGATGCCGCAGGACACGCCATTTTCCTTGCCGCCAATTACTGCGTCAAGTTCCTCTGCGCCCGCCAGTTCCAGAACCGCATCAGCGAATCGGTCTACACCCTGCTCCGGGATAAGATCAACAACAGCCCGTACCGTCGCGAATTCGAGGTGTTGAAGACCTCGATACGGCACCGCATCACTGGCAGTGAATTCCTCTTCTATGGCATCGCCAGAAACCTGGAAGAGATTCGGTCCACGGAGGGCGTGGACGTACTCTGGCTGGAGGAGGCACACTACCTGGACGCTAATCAATGGCAGGTGATTGAGCCGACGATTCGTAAGGCAGGCTCCCAGATTTGGCTTATCTTCAACCCTGACGAGTACACTGATTTTGTGTACCAGAATTTCGTCGTCAACCCTCCGTCCAACACCATCGCCAGAGAGATAAACTGGCGTGAAAATCCGTACCTCTCCGCGACCATGCTCCGGGTCATCTATGACTACTACAGGCGCGAGCCGGAGAGCGCCCTTCACGTGTACGGAGGGCAACCCAAGATGGGTGCGGACCGCTCCGTGATACCGCTCAAGTACATCATCGCGGCAGTTGACGCCCACAAGAAATTGGGCTGGGAACCGGGCGGCTCCAAGGTGGTCGGATTCGACGTGGCCGACGATGGCGAGGACAAGAACGCCAGCGTGGAGTCGCATGGCAACATCATTTTGAAGGCGGACGAATGGCAGGGGCTGGAGGATGAGCTTCTGAAATCCTGCTCCAAGGTTTACAACCTGGCGCTGGAGACGGGCGCCAAAATCGTCTGGGACTCCATTGGGATTGGCGCCTTCGCGGGGTCCAAGTTCGCGGACCTGAACGATGAGCGCAAGCGAAAGGTGGTGTACGAACCTTTCAACGCAGGCGGAGCCGTAGACAACCCCAAGGGCGTTTACATGAAGCTGCCGCACGTCTCGATCACCAACGGCGAACACTTCGCCAATATCAAGGCGCAGCGGTGGGACGAAGTAGCCATCAGGTTCAGGAAGACGCACGAAGCGGTGGAGAAAGGCGTCAAGCATCCGTTCGATGAACTGATCTCCCTGAACTCCGCCACGCTGGGCGCGGCGATGATCAAGAAGATTCAGCTGGAGCTTGCGGCTCCCCATAAGGATGTGGACCGAATGGGCAAGTTCAAGGTGGAGTCCAAGGAAGACCTCCGGGACCGGGGCATCAAGTCCCCCAACGTAGCGGACGCCCTGATAATGTCCTTGATTCGCCCCAAGCGCGACCCGTCCACATTCTTCAGCCGCTAGGCCCACGGTTCCTCCGTCCTCCAGAAGCGGGACATCAGCAGGGCCTCCCAGCTGCCGCGCTCATCGCCTTGGTTGTAGAGGCGACGGGCGCGGACGGCGTAGAAGATGCCCCAGGAGAGGCACCAGGCCCGTGATCCTACAGCTACGGACCACACGGTAGTCACGTCAGTGCAGGCTTCGGACCCTTGCTTGGGAACGTATTGTTCACCCAAGCCTCCAACATCGCGATGCGTTCCGTCAGGTCGGCAATCTGCATTTGTTGGGTGAGCAGTTGAGAGGCCATTTCGGCCATCCCAGGCACTTGCGCGGGCGGCACCTTGGAGTTGGCCAGGATGCCGAATTCCACGCGGCGATTCGAGATGTGCGCAGCGTTGAGGCCGGGGATGCTGAGGGCCTCCGTCGCTCGCTTCGCGAATTCGCCGTCACTCAGCATGCTGGTTGTGTACTCCTCCGTGATGTACTTGATCAGCTTGAAGTTGTCGGCCATCTTCAGGGTCGTCATCGTCCGTTTCTCCGGTGCGGGTCCGTCAACGGACACAAGTTTGGCTTTGGGCATGCTAGACTTTCAAGTGTTGAATTTTCGTCAGGAAGTGGTTGGGGTCCGTCGCGCGAATGCTCTGGAATTCCCCGCCACGCTCGCGGCAGATGAAGAAATTGCCGCGAATCGGGACGTTCACCCAATTGGGCATTTGGATGGCAAAGCCCACGGGAAGGCCAAGACTGCGCCCGTCTTCGTTGCACAGCATGATAAGGCCATCCCAGAGTACGATTCGCTCCAGGTAGCCTCCCACCAAGTCTTGGAGCGGCTTGAGTTCGTTCCTGACCAGCGTCAGGTTCACTTCCTGCCCCACGACGAAGTGGGCGACCTCAATTTGCAGGTGGTTGCTGGCCATTGATTTGCATCCAGGTTCTGATAACCAAATCGGCTTCCAGCTTCGTCAGGCCCTCGTCCGCGAGACGCTTCTGGGCGTCTCCCACGAGCCTTTCGGCTCCGGCAAGGTCATCAACGATGGCCAGGAAGTGCGCCAGTTCCTCGCGCGTCACTGCGCGCACCCCATCCACTGGCCGGTCACAGCGGAGCGCCAGCAATACGGGTTCCAGCGCGGAGCGGGACGGACGTACACCGGACGGACGTACACCGGCTGAACGTACACCGGACGGCGCGCGTCCGCGACTGCCGCGCCTACTGCCGCCGCACCTAGCAGACCCGCGCCCAGCGCTGCGTTCTGTTCGGGCGTAAGGTTCGCGCAGCCGGTGGCGAGGACGGAAGCCGCAAGGGCGGCAATGGAGAGGGCACGTTTCATTAAGGTCTTTCTAGGGTTGATTAACGGGAGGCCCGATTATGCCTGAGTTACGTCAATGATGCAAGAGGCGATGATCTGCATTTCCTTTTCGCCAGCAATCGACAGTTCCACAAATTGTGTGTCCGTCATGCCGATGCAAGGGGCTTGGATCAGGTCTTCGTCCTTCATCTTGGTAACGTCAAACCCTAGATTGCCCAGGCGGTCGCGTCTCGCCTCTGCTGGAGGCTGGGCGGTCGCGTCCTCTTGGAACTCTGCATAAGCCCAGGCGAGCTTGACGGTGAGGAGGCGCAACATGGTCATTTTCCTTGGATGTAATCGGCAGCGTTCTGGTTGAGCGTCGCGTCCTCGACAGCGATGACGTAGACGGCGCGGCGTTCCCAGGCGAGGTTGTTCGTGAAGATGATTCGCGCCCGTGCCTCGTCCAGCACCATCGGCTCAGCGTTGGGGTTGACGTTGACGATGTACGTATCGCCCAACACGAAAAGATCGCCGGGGACGCCCAAGGGGATGACGTTGGGCGTGGGGCGGCTGTCCGCGAGCATGACGCCCGTGATAATGCATTCGGCTTGCATATGTCTTTCTGGTTAGTGGGCGGGAAAGGTTCCCGCCCTGAGCGCAATTATACGCGCGAAAAAGTGAACGCTTACGAAATCGGCATCACTTCGAATCCGTCACCCTCTGCGTGCGCAATCTGCTGGATGAACTGCCACGCCGTCTCTTCGTCGGGCATTTCGTGCGAGACACGTTCACGAGTGACCGAATTGACGACCACGTAGGCTCGGATTGGCAGGACGTTATCCATCAGATGTCCCTTCGCACGATGAACTTCAGGTCCACGCCGATGATCTCGCGCGTGCCAAAGATGACGTAGCGATAGCGCCGCGTATCTTTGATGGCCGGGTTGGTATGCGAGTGCGTCATAACCTGCTGGGCCTTGTCGATGCCGTAGCGCCCAAGGATTTCCTCGAATTCCACCAATTCGCTTTCGGTGACGTGCATGCCCAGGTGGCTGACCGCGCCCACCTCCGAACACTGACCCGCCTCGATGGCTTCGTCCATCCAGTTGTTGCCTTCAACGTACTCCAGCACCTCCAACTCCAGGGGTTTGCCGCCCTCGCTGCCGTTCCCGGCTTGGTAGTTGAATTGAAGCTGCGCCACGTTGGTCGCTGGTCGATCACCAACCCAGCCGGAGGCTTGGACGGTGTCCTGCACCCAGTCGGTCAAGCCCAGCTCACGCAGGAGGTCAATGGCTGGTTCCGTAAGGATGGGGTACAGAGCTATCTGGTCGATTCTGAATGTCGGCATTTTCACTTTCAGGTTGTTGGGTTGGGCAACCGCTGCCCGCCTCGATTCTAGAGGGTATCGCGATTTGGTGTGGCTGGTCAACGCGGTACATCGTACACGGCGCATAATCCGGCGCGAGCCTACCGCGACACTTCACAAGGTGCCACCACAATGTTCAAAACCCTAATCGCCAAAATTCGCGGACAGTCCAAAACCAACTTCGTGGAGGAACCTGATGGCGCGAAAGAGGCGAAGGCGGTTGACCCTCTGGACCCTATCGCGCGCACTCCTCGCATGTTCGATGAGAGCGGCAACCTCCACCAAGGCTTTGCCGCCCAACTCCGGAGCGTTGACGAATTCACAGTGTTCGACGGGCTGGCCGGAGACGACACGCAGTCCAAAGCTACAGTGGGTGACGAAGCGGTCACCATCAAGGGCGCGGCAGCGATGGATGACGGCGAGGGTTCTGGTCCCTTCGGCATGAAGGGCAATATGGGCATGGGCATGCCCGATTCGATTGGCCTCTGGTACATGTCCCAGGGGTTCTTTGGTTACCAAGCATGCGCGATCATCGCACAACACTGGCTGGTGGACAAGGCATGCTCGATGAGCGGAGAGGATGCCGCGCGGAATGGCTGGCATATCACTTCGGAAGGTGGTGACGACCTTCCGAAGGCGGAGTACGATGCCATCACCAAGATGGACAAGGAATTGAAGATCAAAGAAAATGTGGTGGAGTTCAACCGCTTCAAAAACATCTTTGGTATCCGCCTCGCCATCTTTACAGTGGAGACGGATGACCCGCTGTACTACGAAAAGCCCTTCAATATCGACGGAGTACGCAAGGGAGCCTACAAGGGCATTTCCCAGGTGGACCCGTACTGGATGACGCCGATTCTGAACACGGCAGGCTCTAGCGACCCTTCCAAAATCGGATTCTATGAGCCTCAGTACTGGGTGATCAACGGCAAGAAATATCACATCAGCCACCTCGCCATCGCTCGCGGCCCGCAACCCGCCGACATCCTCAAGCCCACCTACATCTTTGGCGGCGTGCCACTGACGCAGCGCATTTATGAACGGGTCTACGCTGCGGAGCGGACGGCGAACGAAGCCCCACTGTTGGCCATGTCGAAGCGCACAATGGCGATCCACGCAGACGTGGACAAAATCCTCGCCAATCAGTGCGATTTCGAGAACCGGCTGAGCCTCTGGATTAAGTATCGCGACAACCACGGCATCAAGGTTCTGGGAACCGAAGAGGCCATGGAACAGTTCGACACCACGATGACCGATTTCGATTCGATCATCATGAACCAGTATCAAATCGTCGCGGCCATCGCGCGAGTGCCCTCCACGAAGCTGTTGGGCACCTCTCCGAAGGGCTTCAACGCCACCGGTGAGTTCGAGTCCAAGAGCTACCACGAGGAATTGGAGAGCATTCAAGAGCACATCATGATGCCGATGCTTGAGCGGCATTACATGCTGTTGGCCCGCTCGATGGGCCTCCAGACTGCCCTGGGCGTGGTATGCAATCCGGTGGACTCCGTTACCACGAAAGAACGGGCCGACCTCAACAAGCTGAAGTCGGACGTTGCGGTGTCCTACATCAACTCTGGCGTGATCTCCCCTGACGAGGAGCGCAACCGCCTGATGGACGATGAGCATAGCGGCTATGACCGGCTCAAAGAGGAGGTATCAGCGGAAGGCCAACCGGGCATGTCGCCTGAGAACCTCGCGAACCTCCAGAAAGCGGGCGCGGCAGAGACTGCGGCTGAACAGCCGACCGCACCCGGAGGCGTACCGGGTGAGACCGACACAGTAGACCCCAGCGCCTCAGCGTCTCCCGCCGCAATCCAGGCCCTCCTACCTCTCCTCCTCTCCGGCGTGTCTACGGGCGGCAAGGCAGCGGACCCGGCCATGGCCGCCCTGCTCCTCCTCCTGGGAAAGATCGTCAGCCAACCCGATGCCGCGCCTGTCGATGCGGGACCGAGCGTCAAGCCCTCCGTATCGCCATCCACAAGCCGCTCCGTCCAGCGCGTAGAGGACGCGGAGATTGTACGCCAGCTACCCCTACACAGGATGCCAAAAATCAGGCTTAACGGCCTAAATTTGGTCGTGGAGAATCCTCGCGGCACTCTCCGGACGGGGACGGACATTGAAGGGCGTGAGTGGGCGTCGGAGATGCCAGACCACTACGGCTTCATCAAGGGCTACGAAGGCGCAGACGGTGACGACGTTGACTGCTTCATCGGCCCCGACCTCCGCTGTGGCGAGGTTTACGTCATCACGCAGAATTGCCCGGAGACTGGGGAGTTTGACGAATACAAGTGCATGATCGGCTACACCTCCCCGGAGCATGCGGAGGAAACCTACCGCCAAGCCTACTCCGATGATTGGGATGGATACGGCGACATGCAGGTGATGCCTTGGGACGAATTCCAAGACTGGTTGGACTCCGGCTCCGGCGCGCATGCGATGGACGAATTCAAGGAGGGCGACCACCCACGGGCGGAGAACGGCCAATTTGGGCAGGGCACTGGAGGCGCGGCGAGCGCGTCAAAAGAGGCGACCGCAGCCGTGAAGAAGGCCAGCAAGAACACACCTAAATCAGCCGCAGTGACTCCGACCAATACGCCCTCAACGAAGGGTACAGGGAAGGCTGCGAAGGCTGCGAAAACCACGGAAAAGCCCGCGAAGCTGAAGAGTGGGGGTTTTGCGAGTCTGACGAAACTGCCAGAGAACCGGGAAGCGTGGCCAGCCCACGTGAAGGCGTTGAACCTGCCGCCAGCTTGGCAAAACGTACACGCCTCAACCGACCCCAACGCCTACCTGCTGGCACAGGGGCGCGACGCAAAGGGCCGTCCACAGTCGGTCTACTCCGCCGCGTGGACGGAGGCGAAGACGGCAGAAAAGTTTGGGCGCGTGAAGGGGATGAACGAAGAAATCGCCCAGATGAAGGACAAGATTTCATCTGACCAAAAATCGGAGAACGCCAAGACCCGCAACACCGCCGACGCGATGTCAGTGGTGGTCAGCATGGGCATTCGTCCGGGCAGCGATACGGACACGAAGGCGGACACGAAGGCATACGGGGCATCCAACCTGGAGGCGCGGCACGTCAAGGTGGGCGAGGACGGCAGTGTGACCTTGGACTTCACCGGCAAGAAAGGCGTGGCCCTGAACCTGCCCGTGTCCGACCCAGGCGTGGCCGCGATGCTCAAGGAGCGGAAGGCGAGCGCAGGCGCTGACGGGCGGCTGTTCCCTGGTGTGTCCGACAAGGGCCTGCTAGAATATTCTCACAGTCTCGATGGTGGTGACTTTAAGACGAAGGATTTCAGAACCTTCGCGGGCACCTCCCACGCGACGAATACGATCAAGGGCATGACAGCCCCAACCAACGAAAAGGAATACAAAAAGGCGGTCCGCGAGGTAGCCAACGGAGTCTCACAACTGCTGGGGAATACCCCAACCGTGGCGCTCCAAAGCTACATCGACCCGTCCGTGTTCTCTGAATGGAAGGCGAACCTGAAATGACCGGAAAAATTGACCTCCCTGACGTTTACTTCGGGTCAGTGGACGCCCCTCCAGCCGACTGGAGGGCATACGAAGAGGAAGACCCGGATGATGAGGAGCTGGCAGAGACGCCAGAAAGCGTTGTCTTGATGTTGGGTTTCGACCCGCTGGAGCTTGACGAAGACGAAGATGGCGTTCCAAGCCCGGAAAACGCGTGAGGTAAAGCGCCCAGACCCGGTTGGGATGGGCAAACCCCTCACACCTAGCGCCGCTGTACGTTCGTGGTATGAGAGCCAAATGCTGTCTGTGGTGAACCCGATGATCGCGGACTACAAGAAAGAATTGGCGGCAGCGTTTGCCCACCCGGACGTGGCGAAGATGTACGCGATGGATGATGCTGCGGCATCCACGTTCCAGCGGGCACTCCGGGCGCTGAACAAAAAGTGGAGCGAGATTTTCAAGGGCTTCGCTGCCCAACTTGCCCCAGAGTTCGTGGACAAGGCCGACGCCCACTCAAAGTCCAGCACCTGGTTCAGCCTGAGCGCGGCAGGCGTCGAACAGCCGCGCCAACAGTACACCGACTCAGTGTCCCGTACACTGGAAGCCTCCGTCAGCTACAACAGCACGCTCATCACAGGCATCCAAGAGGAGCTACACGAGAAACTGTACAACTCCGTCATGCTCTCCCTTACCTCGCCAAACCCGGAGGAACAAGGCATGAGCGGGATTGCCAACGCGCTGAGAGAGGCAGGCATAACCTCCAAGGCCCGCGTGGACCTGATCGCCCGCGACCAGAATAGCAAGCTGAACGCCTCTCTGGGTACGGAGCGCATGCGCCAGAACGGCGTGGAGTTCTTTGAGTGGATGCACTCCTCCGCAGGCAAAGTGCCGCGCCAATCGCATCTGGACAAGGACGGCGAGATTTTCGCTGTGGATGACCCTCGGCTCTGGGAAGGCCCCAAGGCCGATCAAGGCCCGCCCGGTTGGGCGATCAATTGCAGATGCAGGGCGAAACCGCTCATTGGATACTACAAGGACGATTGACCATGACCACACGCAAGCAAGTTGACGCAATGCACGGCCACTTCAAGGGCCGTCCCCTCTCCATGGACGACCAACAGCGCGCAGCCAATGGCCAGTTCGGCTCCGGCTCCGGCACGTCCTCTGGCGGTGGAGGCTCCAAGGAGAAAGAGGCCAAGCGTATCGCCAGCCTCCCTGCCAAGCCAGGTGCGAATGCTGGACACGAAGAGGTCAAAGCGTACAACAGCGCAGTCGCGAAGTCTCTGGGCATCAAGCCCACGAGCGCGAAGGCAAAGGCCACCGCCAAAAAGCTGGAAGCGGGCGCGGCAAAGGCCAAGGAAGCGAAGCGCATCGCAAGCCTGCCGCCGAAGCCTGGGAAGAATGCGACCGAAGCGGAGAACAGGACGTACAACATGGCCGTAGCGAAAAGTATGGGCCTCGCGTAACGGGTAGCGACGGAATTAAGACTTGATTGGGCGCTGCCACTTCCGCGTACACTCCAACCAGCACATAATATCGCGAACCCAGTACACGTAAGATGCCAGCCGCCTCCGCCCGCCTACAAGACCCCAACGGCTTCCTGCTGGTCAAAGGTTGCCCAATTTCGTCTTATGGCATTTTCCAATACTCCGCAGGGCAGGTTGGGCTGAAGGACGGCGACCCTGATCGCATCATCAACGTCTTCCGCCCAGAGTCGGCAGTGACCGACCCAGGCCTCATCCAGAGCCTCCAGAACGTCCCGCTGATCAACGATCACGAGATGCTGTCCGGCTTCGTGGATGATGAATCCGCGACGGCCCCAGAGGACTATGGGATTGACGGCGTCCTCTTCGATGTGTCGTACCAACAGCCCTGGCTTCGTGGTGACGTAAAGGTCTTCACGCGGAAGATGCAAAATGATCTGAACAATGGCAAGAAAGACTTGTCGTTGGGCTACACTTGTGACTTCGCCATGCAGGCTGGGGAGTTCAATGGCGTGCGCTACGATTGCATTCAGACCAATATGCGCGGCAACCACATCGCCCTTGTTGGCGCTGGTCGCGTGCCTGGTGCAAAGGTTCTTGACGGTCGCAGTGTCCTTTGTTACGACCACCTTGATCTCCACCCTACCCAAAAAGGAAGCCACATGGCAAAACGTAAGGCGTCAATGGACAGCGATGCAGTCGCCCAGCTGCGCGCCCAGCTGAAGGCCCTCCTCCCTGCCTTCGAACAGTTCCTGAACGAAGAGGCCACCGAGCCTGCACACGACCCGGCTGCTGTCGCTCCGCCTGCCGCTGCCGCCCCGGCTGCGCCTGCGGCTGTTGCAGAGCCGACCGATGTGGCCGTGGACCCTGCCGCTGCCGCTGCTGTGGCCCCTGCCGCTGCCGCTCCGGCTGCTGTGGCACCGCCCGCCGCTGCCGCTCCGGCTGCGCCTGCTGGCGACCTCCCGGCTCTGATCACCCAACTCGAACAAGTCCTGACGCAGCTGAAGGCCGCGTGTGGCGGTGGCGAGGGCGGTGGAGAGGCTCCCCCAGAAGGTGGCGAAAGCGAGGGTGACCCCGCTCCGTCCTCCGAAGAATCACCAACCAACGAGGGCGATGACATGCCTGAAGCAAACGAAACCCCAGCGGAAGAAATCCCCGAAGGCGACGCCGTTGAAGGTCTGGCCGAAGACCCCAACAGCCAGATGATCAACGCAGACGAAGCCGCACCCGACAACGGTGGCACGGCATCGCCTGGCCCGGCTGCTGGCAAGCACTCCGGCAAGAACACCGGTGACGCAGCGATGCGCGCGGTGTACGCCGACATCGCTGCCAAGACCAAGCTGTACGACCGCCTGTCCAAGGTGGTGGGCGCATTTGACGGCGCCATCGACATCCAGACGGCGACAGCCGCTGACGTTGCCTCCTATGGCGTCCAGAAGCTGAAGCTGAAGGCACCCAAGGGCGGCGAGATGGTCGCCCTGGACAACTATCTCTCCGGGGTGGAAGCTGCGCGCCGCGCCGCTCCCGCCGCCAAACGTGCCGCCGACGCGGCCACCTCCGTGCCCGTGATCGACGCCTACTTCAAGGAGTAACCCTCATGCTTCAAACAACCGTCCGCCGCGCGTACACGAGCGGCTTCGCAGGTCAACTGCTGGAAGATGGCCCGCGCCGTGCGCGCCCGGCCCGCATCATGTCGTCCAACGGCCCCGGCAACTCCAACGCCATGGGCCGCGCGTTCGGCTACAATGCCGAAGTGTTCCCGCCAGTCGCGGATGCGAACGGCGTCGCATACGAAGCCACCGTGGTCCTGGGTGGTGAAGTGTTCTTCGGCATCCTCGGCCAGCCGACCAGCTACGCGCTGTATGGCAACGACACGCTCGGCACCCTGGGCGCCAGTGAAGAACTGCCGTATGGCGCACTCGGTGAATTCTTCGACATGGCCACCGCGCTGTGCGTCGAAATCTTCAACGAGAAGGACACCGCGATCACGAACAACTTCGGTGATCGCATCGCGTACACCACGGTGGTTTCGCCTGCTGGTGTGCCGGTCGGTGGCCTGATCGCGCTGCCGCCCGACGACTCCGCAGCGCCTGCTGGCTACGTGGTCATCCCGAACGCACGACTGGTGCGCACCTTCGACATGGCGGCCTCTCCGGCTGGCGTGCCGGTGGTCGCTCTGAGCGTCATCCAACTCACGCAATAAGGAGCGGACAACCATGATGCAACTCTCCACAACCCGCTCCCGTCTGTCGCCGCGCAAGGTCCGCGCGCTGTCGATGGACGCGAAGGACATCACCGCCGCAGCGGTGAATGAGCTGTCCAAAAAGTTTGGCATTGTCTTTGACCACTCGCTGGTCAGCGAACAGGTCAAGCTGCTGAATGGAAACGGCGTTGGTGACGCGGCATTCGTGCCCGCCGCCACTGCCGGTTCCCTGCCCACTCCGGTCCAGTTCCTCCAGACCTGGCTCCCCGGCTTCATCAAGGTGATGACCGCCGCTCGCAAGATCGACGACATCATCGGCATCAAGACCGTGGGCAGCTGGGAAGACCAGGAAATCGTCCAGTCCATCGTTGAACCCGCCGCAACCGCGACGGAGTACGGTGACATGACGAACATCCCTCTGGCAAACTGGAATGTCAACTTCGTGCGTCGCTCCATCGTTCGCGGTGAGCTGGGCATGCAAGTGGGCCTCCTGGAAGAGGGTCGCAGCGCCGCCATGCGCCTGTCCAGTGCAGAGACGAAGCGCCAAGGCGCGGCAGTCGGCCTGGAAATTTTCCGCAACGCCTTGGGCTTCTACGGCTGGAATTCGGGTACCAACCTGACGTTCGGCTTCCTGAACGACCCCAACCTGCCAGCCTACATCGCCTCCAGCGTGGTCGGTGGCTGGGGCAGCGCGGCAGGCACGTTCCAGGGCATCACCGGTGACCTGCGCATGGCCATCGTGCAACTGCGCACCCAGAGCCAAGACCAGATCGACCCGGAAAAGGTCGACATGACCCTGGCGCTGCCCACCGGCAAGGTGGACTATCTGTCGGTGACCACCGACTACGGCGTGTCCGTTCGCGACTGGCTGACCCAGACCTATCCCAAGGTTCGCGTGGTGTCGGCTCCCGAAATCGGCAAGGCCAACGCTGGCGCTGACGTCTTCTACCTCTTCGCGGAGGAAATCGACAGCGCCACGGACGGCAGCACCGATGGCGGTGAAACCTTCGTGCAGTTGGTGCAGACGAAGTTCATGACCCTGGGCGTCGAAAAGCGCGCCAAGAGCTACGTGGAAGACTATTCCAACGGCTCGGCTGGCACGCTGTGCAAGCGTCCCTGGGCCGTGGTGCGAGTCACGGGCATCTGATCGCCTGCCGCAAGACCTAACGGGCGGCAGGGTTCTGTCGCCCGTTTTTACACCGGAGAACACTGGGACATAGTAGCATGCTTGTACGCGAACCGCGTGCCAAGTAACCAGAAGGAAACGCCAAAATGACCAAGTACGTTCTCTCCACGATGACCAATTCAGTTTCGTACCGGAACTACAAGTACATCGGTGACAAAAACGCCACCCAGAATCAGAGCCTCCTCCCCATCCCTGCCGACACGGTGATGATCCGTGGCGGTGCAAACCGACCCAGCCAAAAGGGCGGGTTTGGCGATACGGAGACGGACCCCAGCGGGAATATCCTGTGGACGCCGCGTGGCGTCGTCACGGCCCTGTCTGACGATGAATACGAACGTGTCCGCAACCACTGGCTGTTCAAGCAACACCTGGAAGCGGGCTATGTCGTGTTGCTGGATGAAGACCTCTCCGGCAACCACAAGAAAGTGGCCAAGATCGCGGCCCAGATGGAAGGACAAGACCCTGGCGCCCAGCTGACCAAGGAAACGGTCGCCCAGCGCATCAAGGTCAAGACGCCCGACAAGGAAATGGACATCCAAGGGGTATAAAGGATGGCAACCGTCACCACGTCTCCGGCGTACAACGACGCCAATTTTCGCAAGATGTTCCCGGCATTCGCAGACACAACTGTCTGGCCAGAGGAAATGTTGGCGATGTACTGGGATATGGCGACGGATTTCATCAGCCCCGCTTGGTGCCCGTGCCGCATCCTGCGCGGCAGTTCGCTACAGCTTGCCCTGGACCTGATGTGCGCCCAGATCGCGATGTTGATGAACCCGAACGCAGGCGACCCGGACGCGAGCGGTGGTGGCACAACCGGTGGCATCGTTACCAACGCCTCCATCGGTGCAGTCTCCGTTGGGATTGCCGCGCCTCCGACCAAGGATATGTGGGATTACTGGCTCGCACAGACCCCGTATGGACAGCAACTCCTCGCCCTGCTCAAGCTGAAGGCTGTGGGCGGATTCTATGTTGGTGGCCTCCCAGAGCGTCTGGGCTTCCGCAAGGTTGGAGGGACGTTCTTGTGATCGTTCCAGGCTCCAACCTGCTCAAGATTGCCAACCGGCTGATCCGGTTCCAATCCGTTCAGTACATGAAGGCGAAGGCCCGGACGCTGAACGATGCGCGGCAGTGGGTGCCAGAATTTGAAGCCGCGTTCCCTCTCAAATGCTCCGTCCAGGCTGTGGACCGCAATTCCTACGGTGCGATGGGGCTGGACTTCAACGCGCAGTATGTCAACATTTTCGCGTCGCTGAACCTTATCGACCTGGAGCGCGATTCGAGTGGCGACCGCTTCATCTACAACGGTTGGGTCTACCAGATGTCCAAGGGCCAGAATTGGCATTCGCAGGACGGCTGGGCAACGTGCTTGGCCACCAGGACGGTGCAGGCGACATGAAAGACAACGACCTGATCGCGTTTTTCTCTGGCCAGCTGGAGGCCGCAGTCGCCAAGGCTGGGTGGAGCTACACCGTGCTTCAGAACAACCAGCCTACCCAAGAGGGAGTGCCCACGGACCCCTTCGTGGCTTTCGACAAGCTGTTCGACAAGCAATATGGCTGGGCTGAGTCTTCGTACCTGCTGAACGCAATCTCCCCACCCGGCGCGGCCCTGCCAGACTTCGCCAACACGGAGCGGCAGTGGGTGGAGACTACCTTCCAGGTCACAGTCCTCGCACCCCAGGACGTTACGGACACCACAAAACCCACAGCGTCGGACATTGCGCATTACCTGAAGCTGTACCTTAATGCACGCCGCACAATCGCCGTATTCATCGCGGCAGGCGCGGCCATACTCCGGGTCACGGACATTCGCAATCCGAAGTTCAAGGACGACCGCGACCTGTTCGAGATGAACCCCAACTTTGACGTGGTCCTGCAACACCGTAGGGTGATCGATTTCAGCGTCCCAGGGTCGGATACAGTCATTGGCGAAATCATCGGCACAAGCGAGATGGTATGACGAAACCATTCGGCAAATCGGATATGGTGAAGGCCCAGATCGCCTCGCTCAAGAAGCTGAAAGGCATGAGCGTGGGCGCTGGCTGGTACTCCTCTGCCCGCTACCAAGCCGCCAAGGGCATCCCCGCGAAGATGGTGGGCATGCCAATTGCGATCATCGCCAAGATCAACGAATATGGTGCGACGATAAAGCGGGACACCTACCAAATCGTCATCCCAGCACGCCCCTTCATGCGATACGCGGCGACGCAGGTGGCCAAGAAAGCCCCGGACGTTCAACGCTCGATTGCAAAGCGCATGGCCGCAGGCAAGCTGGACCCGCGTCAGGGTCTGGCGCAAATTGGTATGTTCATGGAAGGGGAAATCGTGGACAGCATCAAAAACGGAGGGTGGGAACCCAATGCGCCCTCTACCATTGCGAAAAAGGGTTTTGACAAGCCTCTGATCGACACCGGCCAGATGTGGCAGAGTGTTACGTCAAAAGTGTCTGAACCAAGCTAAACCAGGAGTCATCAAGTGATCAGCCAAAGTCGATATATCAAGATCGTTTCCGGTGTTGGCGCAGGCGCTGTTGTTGCACAACGCCAACTGCTGATGCGTGCCATCACGCAGAATGCCGCCCTGCCACCGGGCCTCGTGGCCGAATTCGCCAACGCCGAAAGCGTGGGCGCGTATTTTGGCACCTCTTCGGAGGAGTACAAGCGGGCCTCCGCCTATTTCTCGTTCATCAGCAAGTCCATCACCAGCCCGCCGCGCATGTCGTTCGCGCGCTGGGTATCGGCTCCCATCGCGCCGATGATCGTTGGCGATACCATCGAGAAATCGCTCAGCACCTTCACGCCTATCACGGCAGGTACGCTGAGCATCCTGAGCGGTTCGGCCACTGTGGCCGTTGGCCCGCTGGATTTCTCCGCCGCAGTGGACCTGGTGGCCGTCTCCGCGATCATCCAGACCGCCCTCCAGGCGTCTGCGGACCCGCAACTGGCGACGGCAACGGTCCAGTTCAATACGAACACCCAGCAGTTTACGCTCACCGGCGCCACTCCCGGCTCAGGTTCGCTGTCGGCCATCGCCACCGGCTTGGAGACGGACATCAGCGACGAATTGGGGTGGACGACCGGGGGCACCATTCTGGTCGCGGGCCAAGGTGCCCAGACGGCAGCGACGGCGATTGGCGGCAGTTCGGACATCAGCAACAACTTCGGTTCGTTCGTGTTCTGCACTCCCGGCACGCCGATGACCAACGACGACATCAAGGCCGTCGCGGAGTGGACCGACCTCCAGAACAACCTCTTCCTGTACTCCCTTTCGACGCCTCTGGCTAACCTCCAGACGCTGTTCGACCTGATCAAGGGCTACAGCGGGGTCGCCATCAACATCCTCTCCACCACGCAGGCCAACGACTACATCGAACAGTCGCCCTGCGAAATCCTCGCGGCGACGGACTATGACGCGCCCAACTCGTCCCAGAACTACATGTTCTACCAGTTCCCCAAGCGGAACATTACGGTGAGCGACGACAACACCGCCAACACGGTGGACAAGGCGCGCGGGAACTACATCGGCGTCACCCAGTCGGCTGGGCAACAGATCGCGTTCTACCAACGGGGCATTCTCTGCGGTGGCAGTCAGGCCGCAGTGGACATGAATACCTTCGCCAACGAGATGTGGCTGAAGTCGGCCTTCACCGCCGCGTTCATGTCGCTGTTCCTGAACGTTCCCGAAGTGCCCGCCGACCCGGTTGGTGAAGCGATGCTTCTGGGCGTGATGAACCCGGTGATCACCCAGGCCAAGGTCAACGGCGCAATCTCGGCTGGCAAGGCGATCAACGCAGTCCAGCAACAGTACATCACGCAAATCTCCGGCGACGGCAACGCGTGGCGGCAGGTCCAGACCCTGGGTTACTGGTTGAACATCTCGTTCTCCAGCCGCACGAACCCGGACAACGGGCTGACCGAGTGGATCGCCAAGTACCAGTTCATCTACTCCAAGTCTGACGCGATTCGCGCCGTCATCGGCTCGGATGTGATGATCTGATTCCCAACGCACAAGGAGCGCACAAATGGAAGAAATCAGTGTATTTGGCCTGACTGCGAACATCGTGGCCTCCAGCACGTTCCCCAACGGGTTCGTGGTGACGGCCTTCGCAGACGATGGCGACCCGCTGGACAGCGCCGATCTGGAAGTGGCCGACACGGGCATGGGCCCCAACGGCGACGGCCTGACCTGGAGCCGCCCGATGATGGTGGACTGCTCGATCAACGTCATTCCGCAGTCGCAAGACGACCTGAACCTCCAGGCCCTCGTGGACGCGAACCGGGTGGCCAAGGGCAAGTCCTGCGCCCGCGACATCATCGGCATCGTCTGGAAGTACCCCAACGGCATGACCGTCACCCTGTCCAGCGGCAAGCTGGTGTCTGGGCCGGTGGTTCCTTCGGGCACCAGTGCGGGCCGCATGAAGTCCAAGCGGTATTCGTTCCGCTTCGAACAGGTGTCGCGGCAGACCTCCAGCGCTGAAGTGGCCTGATGTTTCTCATCCCGTTGGCGCAGGTTCCGAATCAGGCGTTGTCGTTTAATGCCGACAACTCCCTTTGGACCATTCACGTTTACCAAAGCGCCAAATTCGTCTGCGCCGATATTCAAATTGACGGCGAGCCGATATTCACGGGTGTGAGATGTTTTGGCGGCACGAAGCTGTTGCAATACGGTTACATGACCGCCCCGGATTTGGGCAATTTCGTATTTGATGAAGATGCGGATTGGACGAATTTCGGGGCATCCTGCAACCTGTATTATTTGAGCAAAGCTGAATTGGCGCAATTCGAAGCCGCAATGAGGGCTTGGTAAATGTCTACCCTGACGATTGATTGCGACAGCAACAACGACATCTCGCTGGTAGATGGCCGCAACATCGTCATGATTAGCGGGTCTGAAGCCTGCTCGCAAAACCTCCTCCAAAAGTCGCTGATGCGCCTTGGCGAGGACCAATATAACACGCAGGATGGTGTCGATTATTTCGGCGCCATCTTTACCCCTCAGCCGAATTACGACAACGCGCGGCAGTCTATCACGCGCAATTTGCTGGAGTGCCCGGATGTATTGAGTATTCAGTCGTTGACAATTACGATTGAGGCTGACGTTTTCATCTACGTCGCCAGAGTCAATACCATCTATGGGCCGCTTTCTATCGAAAACACCGAAAGGGCTTGATCATGTCGCAACTCGTTGGAACCGTCACCGGACACCGCTCCATCCTCTTCGGCCTGAAAGGCCCTGCCGGTCCTGGCAGTATCCTCCCAGTCAACACCGCCGACACCTTCGCGCCATCGGTCGGCCTGCCGCCTCCGGGCGCACCTGTTCAATTCATCACGGGATTCATCCCGCCTGCCGGTTCCGCCCCGGCTGCGGCACCGGCGACCAGTGAGGACACAGCAGGATCAATGACGGCTGCGTCGGAGGAACCTGCTGTGGAGGGTAGTGTGGAGGAACCCGCCGCGACGCCTACGGAGCCGGAAACGGAGCCGGAGCCGGAACCCGAAGAAACCCCGGCTGAAGACCCGCCAGCTGAAGAACCTGCCGCAGGCTGAAAGGGTGGGCGCGCATGATCGACATCAGCACTGCTGGGAGCGGCATCACAGTCTTTTCGACCAGCAGTTTTCCAATGGGCTTCCGTCTGAAGTCCTTTGCGGATGATCTGGACGCGCTGACCGTTGACGCTGCGGAGGTATCGGGGTTTGAGAGGCTGTACGATGGGAATATTTTCTCATTCGATAAAACCAGCCCAATTACCCTTTCAGTTGGGATAATTCCTAACACCGAAGACGACATCAATCTGAAGATCATTCTTCAGAAGCGCAAATCAACACCGTCAATTCTGCAATTGGCAGACGATGTGACAATGGTGATTGCCTACGCCGATGGCGGCAGGAATGTACTGTCCAACGGGTCAATTCTTGGCGGCTCAATTGTTGATAGCCTTGCATCGCACGGGCGCAAGAAATCCAATGAATACCATTTCGTCTTCGGCTCGTTTGACGGCTTCCAAAGTTATCGTCAATTCCTTGCAAATGCCGTTCAAACCGGCCTAAGCCTGCTGACATAAATGGCCGATAGCATCCTATCGAGTTTTTCATCCAGGGCATCGCTAAACATCACGAATAGCGCTGACGATAAGGATTTGGCCGATGGGTTGAAGGTGTTGGGCGTTAGCTTCAGATTTCGCGCCCGTGCAATGCGCCACATCCGGGAGGACGGCACCAGCATCGTGGATGCCAAGGTCATCGAGCCTGCCAGGGTGGAAATCGACGCCATCTGTCCGACGCTGGACGTCATTGAGCAGGTCAACAACTGCCTGATGGACCGCGCGGCGACCTACACCGTCACCTCCAAGGGTATCCGCTTGCAAGACGTTGTGGCGAGCGAATTCCAGATCAAGCAATCCCCTGAGATGATCTCGGCCAGCCCCATAAAGCTGTCGTTCAACCAGCTACAGAGGCAAGGCGGGGTCAACGCTAACAAGGTGGTTGAGCAGGCTCCAGACTCCTCCGCCTTCAATCGCGGCATCCAATCGGTGCGGAAGGTGACCACCTCGATTCAAGATTCATTCGCCAAGATGTTAGGGGCAGTCGGTGGCTAACACGATTCTGACCGCCAACTTTAGCCAGCCGCAATTTGTGGCGACGAACGAGACATTGAACGTTCGCGTTTGGGAGGGCATCGCGGTAGTCAACGCTGAAGTCTCGCCCTCTGCCGCTGTTACTGAGCTGCCGCTCGCAATCGACGGCCCGAAGGATTCGCCCACGACCGCTGTTATCCAGGCCGCAGACTTGGCCGCGTGCAAGGTCATCCAGCCGGTCCGTCTGCGCGTGGAGGCGGTGATGTCCGACCTCTCCCTGGTGGAGGCGATCATTGGCATGCTGGAGGATGACGTCGTCATGATGTCTGTGGTAACGAAATCTATCATTACCAAGAACCTTATTCTCACAGAGGTCAATGTATTGCAGTCGGCTGAGATGACCTCTGCCGTCCGCGTGCAAATGTCCTTTGAACAGGCCCAGCCGCCAGTCGGAGAGGGGTACAATCCGGAACAACCGGCGGATGGCTCGATGTACGGCGCTGGGGTCCAGAGTCTCTCAGAGGTGCAATCGCTAGGCTCCCTCACCAAGACAGTGGCCTCCTCGCTATCTCGTCCAGTTATCAAAATCTTCGGTCCGCTCATTGACGGCAAGGGCGGGCCGTTTATTCTCGACAGGAGCCCATTGGCATGACCGCCTCCGCATACGTCCCAGGGCAGATTCTCACAGCCGATGCGCTCAACACTTCGTTCGATGAGAAGACGGACAACGCACTAGCCGCCATCACGGGCGGCAGTATCGACGGCATCGACCACATTACCGTTGTTGGCGTTATTGACGCCGTATCCCCTACCAGCGGGGCAGTGATTGTCACTGGCGGGGTTGGTATCGGCATGAGCTTGAATATCGCGACGACGCTGACCGCTGGTGGAGTGGTGCGGTTCCTGAGTTCCGTCGCGTCCACTTCCTCGGCCACTGGCGCGCTGGTGGTATCGGGCGGTGTTGGGGTCGGCGGGAACCTGAACGCCAACGGCTCCGCTGCGGTGCGGCTGGGCCTCTCTGCCGCCACCTTCAACGGCACTGACGCTACCAACGCAACCAGCCCCGCCAACGGCGCGGTTCGGACGGCAGGTGGCATGGGCGTCGCCAAAGACCTGTGGGTGGGTGGTAAAATCAACTCCTCCGGTGGCATCGCGATCACCGGGGACACTACCCTGGACGGCAACCTTTCGGTCAGTTCCGTCACGCTTGCGCCAGGCGGATACATCGAGTATGGCGACGGCACGCAACAGATCACAACCCCTCTCCCGGAAGCCCCGGCAGACACGCAGAAATACGGGCGGAAGGATGCGGCCTGGGTGGTGCTGACGGACATCCCGGAGGCTCCGACCGACAGCAAGAAATATGGCCGGCTGAACTCCGCTTGGGTGGCCCTGACGGACACTCCGGACGCGCCCAACGATGCGTTCACCTATGGCCGCAGGGCAGCGGCTTGGGCACGGGTTACGCCCGAAGCCCCGCTGGACGCCTTCATCTATGGCCGCGCCAACGGGGCGTGGGTGAAGACGGTTACGGAGGCACCGGCAGACGGCAAGCAATACAGCCGCAAGGACGGAGCGTGGGTTGAGCTGTCGGCCTCTGGCATGTGGCGCGGCGACACCGCCCCAACGGACACTGCCCGCTACCCCCAGTGGTACAACACCACGACCTCCACGCTGTACGTCTGGTACGAAGACGGCACCAGCGCCCAGTGGGTTATCTGCGTTCCCGTGCCGACAACGGATGACGATACGGCAGGCATCCCAGAGGCTCCAGAAGACGGCAAGACGTATGGCCGCAAGGATGCGACGTGGGTGGAGGTCACCGGTGGCGGAGGCGGTGGGGTCCCAGAGGCTCCGAATGACGGCAATCCGTACATGCGCCAGAGTGAAGCCTGGGTGCAGGCTCCGACCCCAGCTATCAGCGCAGGCGTCACCTTTGAAGACGGCGCGATGGACCTTGTGTTGCCCGATTGGGCACCGTTGACGATTGACGCTATCCAGGGCACGGCGGTCACGGAGTCGGACCCCACCACGCTGGAGTGCCAGACCAACGGCGTGGCAGTCGTCCAGATGCGCGTTCTTGTCCACCATAACTGGGGTTCGTCGGTTGTCTTCGGCTACTCCGTGGACGGCGGAGAGATCAAGGAATTGGGTCGCGTGGTCGTGGAGAGTAACGACCCAGTGGAGGTGGTGGCCAAGTACAACGTTGACGCCGAAATCGGCAAGCTGGTGAAGGTCTACATCAGTTCCGATTTTGAATGGGCTTCGTTCTCGTGGTCCAACTTCCTGATGCAGATCATCCTCAACGATAGCGTTGGGGTTCCAGAGGCTCCTCGCGACGGCACCCCATACGCGCGGCAGGATGCGAGTTGGGTTCCTGCCGCGAGCGGCGGCGGCGGAGTCCCTGAGGCTCCAGAGGACGGCCAACAATACGCGCGGCAGGATGCTTCATGGCAAGTCGTTGAAGGTGGTGGTGGAGGCAGCTTCGATTGGTTGTCGCTCATTCGTGGTGGAAAGAACACTTTTGCCGCTTCTATTGGGGCAGGGTCTGGCATCACATCCGCTGCGTACTACTGCCTTGGCCTGCCAGGGTCAATGGCCGGGTCTGGCACCGTATCGTTGGCAACGCTCAGTGGATCGGCGACTGGTCTGATGTCCGTTCCGATGAACCTGATGACGGCAAACTCAGCGACGACTAGCGCCATAGCGAGTGCGACAACTTCAAACCAGTTTTTGTTCCGCAGAAGTGCGGACAAGAATGGGTTCCGCCTCATTCTTAGATGGGCTCCATATGCAGGCCTTGGCGCACAGACAGTTCGAATCGCAGCAGGCCTCACATCAGGCTCTCCGTCAGACACTGCCATCGACAACATGCAGAATTGCTTCTTGATGGGCTTCCAGCAATTCGACAGCAACTTCTATCTCTATCACAAGACTGGCAGCGGAACGGCTGTAAAAGACAGTCTGACTTCCGACTTCCCTGTAAATCGCCCAGGAGCGGGTTCTGATGGTGAGTGCTATGAGATGGAGATTGATGCCACAGTCAACGATCAGATCACAACGAAGATCACGGCCCTGAAGTCCGGAAAAACGACAACGCGCGTCTACACCACTGATCTTCCTGACCCTGCTACTGGTTTGAGGATCGTCGCTTATGGGTCTGCTGGCGGAACAAGCGCACAGCCGGCAATCGCATTCGGTGGTGTGTTTGGTGAAACGATGAGATGATCAACTTCCCAGACAACCCTACAGTTGGGCAGGCGTTCACCAACGCAGGGACCATCTACACGTGTATGCAGGTGGCGCCTATCGTCTGGAATGCGTCTCCGGCTGCGGCAGGCATCCCGGACGCGCCTGTCACCGGCCTGCTGTATGGCCGCAGGGACGCGGCTTGGGAGTCAATCGACAAGGCGGACATTGGCCTGGGCAACGTCGATAACACCAGCGACGCGGCGAAGCCTATCAGCACGGCGACCGCGACGGCCCTGGCAGGCAAGGAACCCACCATAGCCGCAGGCACTGCCGCGCAATACTGGCGTGGGACGAAGACCTGGGCTACATTGGACAAAGCCGCAGTTGGTCTGGGAAGCGTGGACAACACGCCCGATACGGTCAAGACGGTCCAGAGCGCTCTGTACGTCAGGCACGGCGCGAGCGCTGCTGGCAACCTCATGCCGTTCTCTTGGTCTGATGACGGCACCCAACCCACGCACCTTTGGGGAGGCACCAGCTTCAACGGCATGGTGTACGACCGCAACCGCGTCAAGGTTGGCGCTGCCGCTCTGGCAGACAACTCGAATGCTGTGAGCGGTATCTCCGGTTGGAACTACAGCAACCGCGCCAAGAACCCAACGTACATGTGGTGTACAGACGGCAGCGCTGGCGACCAGTATCTCACGCAACCGGGCAATCTTTCGGTCAACTATGCTGGTACATCAGGCTACTGCAACGGGACAGCAGAGAACGCGAATCTGTTGAGCGGGATGCTTCGCGCTGACTCGTGCTATTATGTCGGGTTCGCCAGCGCAGACAGCAACCAACCGTACATGCGATGCAGCGCAGACAACGTGCTTCGATACCTTTGTCGCAGCACAAACGAAGATCGAACGGCCACTGGGTTTCGGGTCTATGTTGGCGCACCATACGTGTTTGAGATCACAGGCGTTAATGGATCATACGGAATCACGGTCAACCCATCGGACATTCGGCTGAAAAAGAACATCGCGCCGTCAACCGTCGAGGCAAGCGCGGCAGTCAAGCAAATCGAATTCATCGAGCACGATTGGAAAGACCCAGCCATCATATCACACGTGCCTCTGGCCTTTTCCGCGCAGAATCTTCAGAGCATCGACCAGACACTGGTGTTCTCAGTGCCGCAGGACAAAGATTCTCCGCTGGGCAAGCTGGCCGACTCGGATGAAATTCTTCACCCACAAGTGACGATGCTCGTCGCATATCTTGCCAAAGCACTCCAAGAAACAATGGCGCGCGTCGCTGCACTAGAGGCCAAATGATCAACTTCCCAGACAATCCGGTTGTAGGCGCGGCATTCACCCACGATGGTACGATCTACACCTGTGTGGCCGTCGCGCCTATCGTCTGGAACGCCGCGCCCGTCGCGGCAGGCATCCCGGACGCGCCCACTGGCAATGCGACCTATGGGAGGAAGAATGGGGCCTGGGACGCCATCACCAAGGATACCGTTGGCCTGAGCAACGTCAACAACACTGCGGACGCGGACAAGGTGGTGAGCGGTCCCCAACAGTCCGCGCTGAACACCAAGGAGCCGACGATAGCCGCAGGCACTGCCGCTCAGTATTGGAGAGGTAATAAGACCTGGGCTACATTGGACAAGGCTGCGGTTGGCCTGGGTAGCGTGGACAACACGCCTGACGCAAACAAGTCAGTGTACGCTGCCAACTACATTCGCAACGGCGGGGCGATTGGTGGACAGCCTATCACGTTCTCTTGGTCTGATGACGGTTCGCAACCGGACTACATTTGGGGTGGCTCCTCCATCAATGGCAAGGTGTACTACCGGGCCAACCTACAGGTGGGCTACGCGAACACCTGCGGCACGGCTAACAACTCGAATGCGGTCAATGGCATCTCCGGCTGGGCCTATCGAAACGATGCCAATAACCCAGCATATCTCTGGTGTACCGAAGGCTCCGGCAGCGCACAGCACTTGACGCAACCTGGAAACCTGAGCGTGGCTTGGGCGAACCGGGTTGGTTCTGTGGAAGGTGCGAGCGGTGGAACGCTCCAGAGCGATACGGCAGTCAACGGCAATCTCTGGTCAAACACCGGGTTCGTTCGTGCCCAGTCAGGGTTTCGATGCCGTGAAGCCGCATATGGAGCGGAGGGTGGGAACGTCTTCAATTTCTTCTGGAACTCACCAAGCGTCCACACATACATCGACGGGTCATATATGGGGGCACTCGCCTTCCAATCCGACGAACGCATCAAGCACACGATAAGCGACCTGGAGAGCGACACGGAAGGGTTTATGGCGCTGCGGCCAGTCGCCTTCCGGTTCAAGGACATCGGCATTTACAAAGATGACGGCAAGACGTACCACGGCTTCATCGCCCAAAATTGCGAAGCATTCGCGCCGCAGTTGATAACCGGGGACACAGCAGCAACACAGCCAGACGGCTCGCCTCAAGCCGCAGGGCTAAATACCAATGCAATCCTCGCCCACACCGTAGCCCAGCTACAGAAGGCCCTAGCGCGCATTGCTGCACTGGAGGCGAAGGCGTGATCAACTTTCCAGACGACCCCGTAGTCAACCAAGCGTTCGTCAACGCTGGCACGATCTACACCTGTATCAGCGTCGCGCCTATCGTCTGGAATGCCTCGCCCGTCGCGGCAGGCATCCCGGACGCCCCGGTGAACAACATGACCTATGGCCGCAAGGATGCGGCATGGGTTGCGCTGACGAAGGATTCTGTTGGGCTGGGGGACGTAGACAACACGAGCGATGCCGACAAGCCGGTGAGCACTGCACAGCAGACGGCATTGAACGCCAAAGAGGGTACGATCAACCCAGGCACCGGAGCGCAGTGGTGGCGCGGCGATAAGACCTGGCAACCGATCACCCCAGCCGTCATTGGGGCCGTCGCGAAGGCCGGTGACACGATGACTGGTGACTTGACCATCTCAAACGTTGGCGGAAGCTCATCGTTGGTGCTGAACAAGACCGGCGCCAACTATGCGCAAATCGTCGGAAGAAACGCAGGTGCCGACAGATGGTATTTACATCTTGCGAATAACACTGACGATTTCAGCCTGCATCGAGCGCCAGATTCGGGCGGAACGACAGCCGCTTTAAGTATTAGCCGAAACAACGGTGCAATGATAGTTTACGGATCAGGGGCAGACTCGATCAACGCCACGAAGAACATCACCACCAACGGTTATTTCTATCAAGGCGCGGCGACCGGCGAGAACCAATTACAAGGCGGCATCAACACCGGCATCGGTCGAATCGTCGGCGCGCAGGGCATGGGGATGTATTATGACGGAGGCAATGCCAACTATCTCTCCATGGGCGCGGGCGCGTCATCGCCTTGGTCTTGGCAATGGATTCGAAATACTGGCGCGCTCAACTGGCTGAATAGCGCGAACAGCCGCTTGTTTGGCGTTGACCCTGGCGGTGCGATTAGCCTCGTCAACTATATCAACATTGACCAGTGGTACGGCCTGAACATGCAGGGGTACAACAATGGCGATGGCAATTACGCTTTCTGCGAGATAGCCTACTCCAACCCAAGTTGGAACCCGGTCCACATTCGCTCATGGCATCAGCGTGGACAATGGGCAGGTTTTCAACTGTTCGCTGATGGCGCCAACAACGTAATCCAATTCGTCATGAGCAATGCTGGTAGTTGGGGCACTGTTCGGGCGGCGAGCTTCGAGGTCCAATCGGACGAACGCATCAAGCAAGGCGTCGCACTGCTGGACCGGCAGCACGAAGCCTACATGGGCCTCGCGCCTATCTCCTGGAAGTGGCCGCTCAACCCGGATGCGGTTGACGATGGCATTCCCAAGGACACTCGCGATAAGTGGGGCTTCAGCGCCCAGAACGTCTCCCAGTACGCTCCGCTGGCGGTTATGGGAGACGTTAACGCAGTGGACGCGGAGGGCAAGCCTGTGACGGCAAGCGTGGACGTTATCCCGATTGCCGCGATGACGGTTCTGGAGGTGCAGTCGTTGTGGGCGCGTGTCGAAGCCATTGAGGCCCAACTGAAAGGAGCATCATGATCCAAAAGGTTCTTGTTACACTGATCGTCCTGATTCGAAAGATCAGGCGCAAGGTTGGTCTGCCGGTGGCCGACCTCTCCTCAGCGGTCCGACCAATACCCATGGCCGTGCATGCCGTTGAACTCCGACTGGCACCCCCAACCCCCAAGGAGAGCGAAGATGGAAGACAGTGAATTGTTCGTCGGTCCCGATGGCCAGGAAATTGGTCATTTCTTCGAAGGTCTGGAGACGGAAGCCTACCCGGACCCGGCCACCGGTGGCGACCCCTGGACATGCGGCATCGGCTGCACCGGAACGGACGCGGAAGGCAACGTGATCGGCCCAGGTACGGTGTGGTCTGAGCAAAAGGCCCTGGACGAATATGGACGCCGCATGGCGACGGAGTTTGGCCCTTCGGTGAAGAAGACCGTCACAGTCGAAATGAACCAGAAGGAATTCGACGCGCTGGTGGACCTCTGCTACAACATTGGTGGCGGCAATTTCGCCTCCAGCACTCTGGTGCGCAAGCTGAACGCAGGCGACAAGGCGGGCGCGGCTGAACAGTTCCTCGTCTGGAACAAGGGCGCTGGCAAGGTGATGAAGGGCCTCCAACGCCGTCGCTGGGCAGAGCGCCACGTGTTCTTGGGCGGCGAAGCCAAGGACGGAATCGCAGAGGCTCTGGCCAAGTACCCATGAAATGGCCTTTGACCTTAAGACTGCGATTGCTGGTGGAACCGCTACGCTTATGGCTGTGGCCACCGGCGTCCAACAGCTTCGTGTCTTGGCGCTTGATGACGCTGTTGGGACGGCCAAGGAGGTTGCGGCAGCGGCAACCAAGTCAAAGGATGCACTCCTTGGGGAAGCGGACACCGCCAAAAAGCGCCTGGAGGAGATGAAATCCGAATCGGAGGCTGGCGCGAAGAGGGCGGACAGAGCCTACTCTGAGATGGACATGCAGCTAACGAAGGCGCGTGGAACGATTCGGGACACGAAGGCTGCACTAGACTATGAACGCGGTCGGAACGCTACGCTGGAGAATACCGTAAGCACTATGGCCGACCGCCTTTGTCCAGCCCCTACCAAGAGAAACAGATGAGCGTTGTCCAGTTGACCCTGCCAAACGGAACCCCTAAGCGCATCGCCATCGAGCGCTTTGGGGCGATGGTCGGCTGGGACCTCCAGGAACGCTTCGTCAAATTCGCGGCCTCCAAGGATGGAAAGATGCGGAAAGAGTACACCATGGAGGTGCTCAAGTACGCCACCGTCCTGACTGCGGACGGCGGGACGCTGCCGCTGTCCACCGATGCGCTCATCAACAATCACATCGGCTCCTGGGAGAACGTCCGCGACCTCTTTGAAGAGATTCTCAAGGAGAACGGGATAAACCCACAGGAGCATGCGCGCCGCGCAAATTTCTGGGTGGACGCTGGGCAGGACATGTCCACATCCTTCGTCGCGGCAGTCTCTGCCGCGATCAACAACCACGTTACCAAATGACCGAGCTTGCCACCAACCAGATCAACGTCCCAACCACCGCTGGGGACCGGGCTATCACGCTTGGGACGTTCCCGGCTCTGGAAGGGTTTGAGCTTGACCGTCGCTACCGGACGGATTACAAGATGCAGGCGGACCGCCATACGCGCCGCGAATATACGCTGGCAGTGATGGCGTTCGCATCCTTCGAAGGCAAACCCCTGGACACGGTGGAAGCGATTGACGACGTGTTGGAGGTTTGGCGGAACGTGGAGCTGATCTTCCACAGCGTACTGGCGTACAACGGAGTGGACCTCGAATTGCTGGAGGAGCGGGCACGGTGGTTTGAGTTCGCAGGCGCGGAGTTGGCCACCACGTTCATCGCGACCACCACGAGCCTTATGGGCCCTTTCCTGAGCACTCTGGAGGAGCCTCCCCAAAATGGCTGACAATGTCGAAGAGTTCATCCTCAAGTACAACGTGGACGTGGCGGAGACGCTGCGGAAGTTGGACGCTCTCAATGAGAAGCTGGACAAGACTGGGAAGAAAGGCAAGCAATCCGTCCAGAACCTTGGCACTGAGATAAGGGCCGTTGCCAAGGAGTTCGTTGTAGCTGGTGCCGCGATTGCTGGCGCTATGGCTACGGTAGCCAAGGGGATCAAGATGGCCACCGATGCGATGAAGGAATACAAGGAACAGTCATTGTTGGCGCGGCGGAGCGGGGTCAGCCCTCTCATGCAGGAAGCGGTGGGCAACAACCTCGCCCGTGCGTCTCGCGGCAGGATTGGCGTGGCAGAGAGTCGTCAGTCTATCGACGCTGTGGCCAACGCCCTGATGAGCGCGTTCACCGACCCAACGAAAAGCAACACCCAAAATATCAAATTCAGCCAGATGGGTGTCAAGACTACCGGCGCCAACGGCCAGATTGCCGACGCTGGTGAGACGATGAACGAATTGGGAAAGCGTTGGAAGCAAATGTCCTTGGAGCGGGCAGAGGCGGAGGGCAAGGCGCTGGAGTTGACGCCGCAGGTGACGGCAGCGATTCGTGACTTGGGCGGTGCGGTTACGGACACTTCCAATCTCACGCTCGCGGCAGTCCAACGGCAGGACGAAGCCGCGAAGGCAGCGGTGGAGTTGGAAGAGGCCACGACCGGCATCACCAAAGATTTCCGCGAGATGACAAAGGTGTTGATTGACGACGCCATGCCAGCCCTCGCGGCCTACTACAAGCAGATTCAGAAGGACACCCACAACTTCGCCCAGAAACTGAGCGACGAAGGGACGATGGGTTTTCTCAACCACGCTGGACGGTACTACAAAAAGGCGTGGTCAAACCTCTGGGACGGCAAGGGCATCCCCACGACCCGCGAAGAACAGGACGCCCTCTGGGATGACACCGGGGTCAAGAAGACGGAGGAGGAAAAGCGGGATGACGACCGCAAAAAGAACGACATTCTGGACCGTCAGCGCGACGCGGCGAAAGGGCAGCAAAGCGCAGCGGCCAACAACGTCCTCGCCACCAACCAATTCTCTGCCGCAGTCGCGGCCATGCCCGGTTCCCTGTCTATGCAACAGGCGATTGCGATGTGGGCCGGAGAGTTCGGGAAGGGGCAGACCACAGGAGGGGCTGGATACGTCTCCGGGTCAGCGCCTGCTGGAGGGTCGATGGCGCCCGGTGGGTCCCGGCACGTCGCGACGGTTACGGTAGGCGCAGGGGACCACGGTTCAATCGTCTCGTCGCTCATGTCGAAGGGCTGGACGGAGAGTCAGGCTGTCGGCATTGCCGCGAACCTCCACCAAGAGAGTAGCTATGACCACACGGCAGTGGGCGACGGAGGCAAGGCATACGGCATTGGCCAGTGGCACCCGGACCGCCAAGCCAACTTCAAGAAGGTCTTTGGCAAGGACATCAAAGAATCCACGTTGGAGGAACAGATCGCCTTCGTGGACTGGGAGCTACGGAACACCGAGAAAGGCGCTGGTGGGCGTCTGATGGGCGCAAACAGCGCAGGTGACGCCGCGTCAATCGTCTCACAGTACTATGAGCGACCCAAGGACCGCTATGGAGAGGCGTCGCGTAGGTCCGCGAAGGCTACGGCAATGGCCGGTGGTCTGCGGACCCGTCCGACCGGCGCGCAGGGCATGGCGACCGGGCAGCGGCAGATGGTACAGGACGGTATCGCGCGACGCATTGGGATGAAGACGGAACAGTTCAAGCGCGAAGGCGCCACGAGCGGTGACGTCCAGTACGGCATCGCGGCCCAGAGGCGCGGCTTTGAAATCGAAATCCTCAAGTTGGAGAACGAAGTCAAGAGCTTCCAGGCAGCTGGCAAACCCCTCGCGGCGAACGAGAAAGCGGCGGAGCTTTACCAGATGCGCCAGCAAATGCAGATGTTCGAGAAATACTCACCGGGCATCCTTCAGGATGCGCGACCCGGCGACCGCGAACGGACGCAGGGGATGACGATCATCAACGTCAACGGCGTGACCGACCCGGTGGCCAACGCACTGGAAATCAAAAAGATCATGGGACAAGAGATGGGCAAAGTCGTCAACGAAGTATCGTCCAAGCATGTGGGCTAATCATGCGCAGCGCCAAAGAATTCACGATGTTTGGGCAGGACTACAGGCTGATGCAGGTATCAGCCGCCTCGGCCTTCCTATACATGAACGTTGACCGCGACCCGAAGACGGAGCTTTTGGCGCTCATCGAGGGCGCGGCAATCAAGGTGGAAGGCTGCTGGGTTACGCTGGACGAAGCCGCGATCAACAAGCACGTCAAGGACCGTATTGGCGTGATGCAGCCACGTTTCGTCCTGAAGGCCCTTATCAAGGTCGCCAATGACCTGAACTTCGGATTCCTCCAGGGCCGCAAATCCTTCACCGTGCCCAGCTACCTGCGGTCCAACCACGATTACGAAGTGCGCCACATCGAAGGCGAAAGCCCAGTTCTGGGCATGCTGGTGGCCGATGGCAAGGCGACGCTGAAGGAGCTTCAAGAATTCTATTCTCTGGAGGACGCCTTCAGAATTTATGACATCCTCTTCGTTGAGAAGCTGAACGCCGCAGACGCCCAGCACGAAGTGTTCACGAAGGCCAAGGCCACAAAGGGCAAACATGCCGCTTAAAAAGCGCCGACTGAAGGTAACGATTGACCTGGCATCCGGGCCGCTGGTGCTGGACGAATCGCTTGAGTTGAATTTTCGATGCCATAAAGACTGCCTGGGCATCCGGACAATGGCTGACATCGACGTGGTGAACCTTACGTCCAGCATCCGGGAATCGTTGCTGACGCAATGCTCGGCTTGGAACGTGCGGCTGGCGCAGTCTGGGGACGCCAAGCAGAAATCCTACATCAACGTCAAGGTGGAGGCCGGTTACGACAACGACACGGCCCTCATCTTCAGAGGGCAGGTGGTGGAGACTTCGCTCATCAGCGTGCCGCCCAGTATTGGGATGCGGCTGTCATGCGCCACCCAACAAATCGACAAGACGAAGGACACTGAAATCCCTCCCCAGACGGGGCAGACCACCTTCAAGGAATACGTTTTCTGGGCCGCAAAGCTGATGGGGCTTCAGGCAAGCTGCGAGACCACGCATGATGACGAGATCATCCCCAATATGTTCGCGGGCATCACGGACGTTTCCGCTCTGGTGATGGCGATTCAGGGGTCATTCAACCCGCGCGTGGTCGCATACGTCGATTCTGACCGGCTAACGGTCCGGGAAATCAACATCCCCTTGCGCGCAGAGGAGTTGGTAAACCTGACGGAATTTATCGGTGTACCAACCTGGACCTCTTATGGCGCAACCTTCCGCACGTTGTTCGATCACAAGATTCGTCTGGGCGGCATCGTCCACATTGAAAGTTCCATGAATCCGTCCCTCCACAACTATCCCCAGTGGCTGGTGTTCGGAATCGACTATGAACTGTCCTCGCGCCGCGACAGTTTTTATGGGACTGTGACCTGTTATCCTCCGGCAGACTAGGTGTCCTGTGGTACACTCCGCTTATACTCTACAGTCCAGAGAAAGGCCATAGGTGTCGAGCCAGAATAACCCCATCCTTGGGAATAAGCCTGATGAGCCATCCTTCGCGAATGGGATGTTGGCTCTGTTGGGTCTCCACTCCCAGAAGACTGATGGCATGATACCGGCCAAGGTGTTGGAGTACGACAGGGCCAAGAACCTCGTCAAAGTCCAACCGATGGTGATGTTGGTGGACACCGAGAACAACAGCCGCATGCGCAACCCCATTGGCGGGTTGCCCTTGTTCTCGTTCGGTGGCGGCGGGTTCCACATCAATTTCCCGATCAAACCCGGCGACCTCGGCTGGATTGTCGCGGCAGACCGGGACATCAGCTTGTTCCTCCAGACGCTGGACGCCGCGAAGCCCACGACCATGCGCCGCAAGACGTTTGGTGACGCTTGGTTCGTCCCAGACGTATTCTGGAAATACACGATTGCCGGAGAGGACACCGACGCGCTGGTCATCCAGTCCGTCGATAGCACCACCAGAATTTCGATCAGCAACGGAGTGGTGAACATCACAGCCCCAACTTCGGTGAAGGTCGATACGCCAACGGCCACATTCACCGGCGACGTCATTGTCCAGAAGACCCTGACCGTAAATTCGAACACCATGCTGAAGGCGAATCTCACGGTCAGTGGTCTGACGGCTGTCAATGGCGGGTTCGTCGCGACGGGCGGAGGAGGCGGGCAGGCTTGCACCTTGCCGACCACTACCACCATCGGTGGCATCGGCGTCTATGGCCACGGGCACTTGGAGCAAAATCCTTCCGGCCAACGCACCCAAGGAGGGATGGTGGCATGAACTGGTTGAAGCGCCTATTCTGCCGCCACTACGGTGGTGTGGAGTTCGTCCGGAATCTGTATGGCGACGAAATCATGGGATGGAGCGGCAATCGTTCGCTCTGGCGGTGCAAGCGCTGCGGCGGTATCTTCGCCCAACCTGAATTGAACGAACCACCAACATGACCGCATCATACACCTACCTCGTTGACACAGGGACCATTGCGGTCGATACCACAGACCTCTTGGAGGATGTCCAAGCAGAGTGGATGACGGCATTCGGTGCCAATCTGAACCTAGATGCCAGCACGCCGCAGGGCGTCATGATCGCGGCAGAGACAACGGCCCGCGTCAGCGTGATGAAGAACAACGCCGACCTCGCCAACATGCAGAATCCCAATCTGGCTTACGGCACGTTCCTGGACGCGATCTGTGCGCTGTTGGGCGTGGAGCGCGGCGAGAACATCAGCACCACTGCCCAGAAAATTGAGCTGAACGGCAACAAAGACACCGTCATCAATGCAGGCTCCCGCATCAAGACGGCGAACGGTGACGTGTTCTACCTTTTGGCGACCACGGTTATCCCAGCAAGCGGGGCGACCACCGGTGACTTCCAGTCGGAGGCTTACGGTGACATCGCCGTCCCAGCAGGATCAATGACTATCATTGACGGGACGATTGGATGGGGTAGTGCTAACATCGGACCCGCGACCACTATCCGGGCCGGTTCCGTCCAGAGTACGGACGCCCAGCTCAGGAACAAGCGCAACGAACAGCTGTCGGTGCAGGGCACCGGCTCCGTGGCGGCTATCCGCGCGAACGTGATGAACGTCGCCAACGTCACTTCGGTTATGGTGGTGGAGAATAACACCAGCGCGGCAGGCACTGTGAACGGCGTGGCCTTCACGAAGCCCAACGCGGTCTGGGTATGCGTGGCAGGCAATCCGACGCCCGCTGATGTTGCGGCAGCGCTGTACGCCGCGCACAACTCCGGCACTGCCTGGGATTTCGGTGGGTCTGGTATGGGCATCCCGTACAACGCCCCAGACGGCGTGACCGTTGTGGACCCCAATACCAACCTCCCATACAACGTCCTCTTCACCACGCCAATCCTCTGGGACACCTATATCCACGTGGACGTTCACCAGACCTCCTCCGCCTCTCCCGGTGCGGTCGCAATCCAAAACGTGGTGCTGGATTACTGCCAGGGGCTGATCGGCGGAGAGGAGGGCCTTGTGGTGGGCGCGGACCTCTCCGCATTCGAGGTGTCTGGCGCTGTGGCGCGGGCCTACCCAGGGTTGTACGTGAAGAAGTGCATGGTGGCGGCAGTTCCCGCTGGCGCTGCCGCGCCGGTGTACCCCGGCGATTACACCTATGAGTGGGTGTCCGGGCCGTTCGACCAAGGCGTTCAGCAAATCGGCAATATTGCGGTGGACCTTGTATGACGATGGTTCCCTATGACCCGACAATTACGCGCGCACTCCGCTGGATGGAGAATAAAGCGCCGCGCATTACATCGGTCATTACCCAGAAGGATTTGTGGTATCAGCGCTACAATATCCAATTCTGGCAGCAATGGGAATCGCAGATTTTCGACCTCCGGACGGCTAACCCGTTTGGCCTGGCCGTCTGGTGCATTATCCTGGGCCTGCCGCTGGACATCTTCAATTTCGACCCTCTGACCAACGCTTGGGCTTACGGTCCGCAGCGCGGCAACTACATGGACGGCGACCAAACCGGGCCAGACTTCAACACGGTGGGTTACAACTTCCAAGGCGGTGGCGATGAGTCTGTGTCGCTGCTGACTGACGTGCGGTATGCGTGCCAACTCCGGTACGTGGCGCTGGTATCGAACGGGCGGCAGCAATGGATCAACGAGATGCTGGCCTACATCTTGAACGATGGCGAGCCTTGGGATATGGCAAGCGGGCGGTATTTCTACCTGACCGACGCGACGGAGGACGGAGGGCCGGTTGTGGACGATATGGTGATGGAGTACCACATCGGCCCTACCCTGGAGGTGTCCGCGCAATTCGTCAACATCTTGAACAACCCTGAGTACGGGATTCTCCCACAACTCTCTGGGGTTCCGTACCAAGTCATACAGGATTAAAAATGGCACTCGTAATCCCACCGCTCATCACTACGCCGTTCGCAGACTCCGGCGACAAGACCGTTGTCCCCGCGACGGACCCGGCAGGCTTCGTCAGCTTCCTGACCGGCTACACGCCAGACTATGAACTGAACCTCGCATCCGGCGACCCGCAAGCGAAGGCGGTGGAGCGGGGCATCCAGAATTACCTGTTCAACGCAGGCACGTTGACCTCCAAGGCTTGGCAGACTGCCGCGCGGCCACCTTGGTACAACACGATGCCCGGTGGGTATATGAAGTGGGCGGAGGTTGTGTACGACACCGGCGACGGCAACCCCAAGCCGTTCCGCTCGCTGGTGGCCGGGAACGTCTCCACACCAGGCAATTCGACCAGTTGGGAGTACATCGAAGGCACTGGCGAGATGCTGAAGCATGTCCCGATGCCCACTGGCGGTCCGGGCGGGCCGTCCGCATACCTCATCACCGTAGCGACGGACTTCAACACGCTGACCACCAGCGGCTCGTTCCAGTTCTCCTCGGATGCGGTTGTGAACGGCTCGCCCAATGCCCCGGCCAACGGCGCCAACAAGGGCCAGGCGGGCATGCTGGAGGTGACCTCTTGGGCAGACGGCACGAACAATTACGTCAGCCAGTTCTATCGCGACAAGGCGGGCCTGGGCTTCCTTCGCGGTGCGGTCAACGGTACGTGGACGGCCTGGAAAATCTGGGCGAATGCACAGCAGTTCACCGTTGGCGAGGTGCGGATGTGGAGCGGCACGGCAACCCAAGCCGCAGTGACCGCAGCGTGGGGACCGGGCTGGCGCCTCTGCGACGGCACGAACGGGACACCCAACCTCCGTGACCGGTTCATCATTGGTGCAGGCTCCACCTATCCGGTCAACACAGCCGGAGGCGCGGCAGCGGTCACACTGGCCATCGCGCATATGCCCGCGCACAACCACGTTATCAATATTGGCGACCCTGGGCACGCGCACGGTGTTGCCGATAGCGGCCACGCACACGGGGTGAACGACCCTGGGCACGCGCACGGCGTCTATGACCCTGGGCACGCGCACGGCAACTCAGTAGCCGTTAACCAGTGGTGGCTGCGGAACGAGAACAACTGGGCGATCTTCTGGATCACCCAACAGAACCAGACCCGCGCGGCGACCGATGCGAGCGGCACTGGCATCCAGATTTACGGCAACGGCACCGGCATCAGCATCGCTGGCTCTGGGTCGAACATCGGCATTTACGCCGCAGCCACAGGAATCTGGGCGAATTCGAACAACACGGGCAGTGGCCAAGCGTTCTCGATTGTGCCGCCATACTTCGCTCTGTGCTACGTCATGTACACCGGCACCTAGTGCCATAACCCCAGGAGAATGAAATGTCTTTCCGCGTCCGCGTTGTCAATGAAGGTGATATGTACTTGAAGGTTACGGCTGGCGAGGTGACCGCCGTCATCCGTCCGGGTGACCAGTCCTCGCTGCTGTTCGAGGAAGGCGACACGATGGAAGCCGTCCAGCGAACCGAAGAGGAGGCCATCGCTGACATGGAGGAGTTGTACGCTGTCGAGGAGCCGCCAGTGGAAGGCGAGGAGGAGCCTGAAGCTGAAGCCCCGGCTGAGGGGCCTGCGGCTGAAGAACCGGCCACCGAGCCGGAAGCGGAGGCACCGGCAGAGGAGCCGGCCACCGAGCCGGAAGCTGAAGAGGAGCCGGCCACCGAGCCGGAAGCTGAAGAACCGGCACCTGAAGAGGAACCGCCCGCAGCGTGACGGAAGGGTAGGCTGGTAGGGTAGTGTGGAGAATCCGGGGAAACGGCTAGGATCACTGATTAGCTGTGTCCCCGGTGATAGGTTCACCGACCTCTCCGACCCGCGCGGCGGGCTCCGGGTTCAGCCCTGTACCTGCCGCGCCCGTAGAATCTCCGGGCCTGCCTGCAACGGGCGGGACGTTCCCAAACCAACCGAAAGAGAAATTCATGTTCCCTGTATCCCTCAACCTCATCCCCGTCCCCAGCGATGAATCGCTGTTCGAGGAAGGCCACCAGTATTTGGTCGTTGACCAGAATGGCGTGTACCACATCGCCGTCTGGGACGCTGAAGATGAAGTCTTGGTCATCCCAGACTCGCTGGAAGTCGTGACCGAGCCGGAGGAAGCTGAAGAGGCGACGGACCCGGCAGACGTTGACACCTCGCCCGTGCCTGTGGCTGGTGACTCGCTCGTGCATGACCTGCCGCTGGATCAGGCCGTCGCAGCGGCAGAGCCGGAAGCTGAAGCGGAAGAGGAAGGCGCCACGATGGAAGAGGACGATGACGCGGTGTTCGTCTGCTTCGTCGCCCGCCTGCCCGAATTTGTGGCCCCGGAAGCGATCTAAACACACAGCGCGAACACTGTAAAGCATTCGCGTGCGGCCCTAGCTAGGCGACTAGACTAGGGCCGATTAGTGTCCGCTAGGTCAAGCGTATCGGGCAGGTTCGCGAGGACCGCGAGGGCGCTCAGAATGTGGATATTGGCGTCCGTCACCGCATTCCTTGCCGCCCCGGTGGGCAGCGCAAGGATCAGAGTCTCCACCAGCCCTTGGGCGCGGCGAGCATGCCTGTGCGCCTCCAGCACGTTCGCCTTCATCAGGTCCAGGTGGTTCTCCAGGTAGCCGTTAGTCATCGTGGTCTCCGTCCTCGAATATCAGAACCCACTCGCCTCTGTCGATGTTCCAATACTCAACGGCGAGCATTATGGCGGTGGAGTACATCGCATCGCCCGGAGACGTCACGACCCACTCCCCGTCCCTCTTGTGACGCACGGCACCGGCTGGGTGCGTTTCCTTCACAGGTCTTCCTTGCCGCGCAGGGCTTCGAATACGCCGTGGCGAGGTGCGTCCACTACCCCATGCGGGAAATACTTGAACCGGGCAAGCTGTGCAAGGTACTCACCCGGATGCTCCCAGGCATGCTTCCGCACCTTGTGCGACATGGAGGAGGCACTGATACGGAACGGGTCCGGCCAGAGGTCAGACTTGACCACGAATGCACCCACCATGCCCGTGCCCTGCTGGGCATCCTTGCTGACGGATTTCTTCGCGCGGCCTAGCGGGTCCGCTACGGAGGCGGTCAGGTTCTCCACCTGTTCCTCCAGCGCGATAATGGTGGCCTCCTCGCTGATGAACCGCTTGACCTTCAGTAACAGGTTCTCGATGACCGATGACCGGCCATATTTGTACTTGCCGTCAGGGTCGCGCAGCATGATGCCCTCGAAACCGGCGTCCACAGCGCATTTCTCCACCTCCAACATCTCGCCCAGGGAGTGGACGGTGGCGTGGGAGACGAACACCAGCCTGGGGTCGTCCATCGCGGCGATGCGCAACCGGGCGTTGTTCAGCCGCTCGTGGAAGGGCATGTCTGGGTGGGTACGGTCGTCAAAGATATGCCACCGCACATCCGGCTCACCGATAGCCTTCCGCACCGGCCCGGAGGTGTTGTGGAAGGCGTTCTTGTCGTTAGCCGCGCCCACGATCAACTCCCCGTCCAGCCCCTCGAAATCGCGGCCCTTGAAAATGTCGTGGGTGAATTTGTTGAGGACGGGCGTGCCACTACTGGTGCGAATTTTGCCTTGGTAGCTGAACGCCCGATACCCGTCCAGTTTGACGCTGGCCAGATACGGGAAGCGTAGCCGCGCCTCCTCGTAATCTGACGCCTTCATGGGCTTGTCGATGAAACCGGTCATGGCGTCTCTGGGCTGTTCTCTGCGAAGAATTTGATGGCCAGCGTGCTCCAGTTTTCGTAGGGTCCGTCCACCGGCTCGGACACGAACCCTACGGTAGTCAGTTCCGCCTCGCGGCAGCGAGCATTCCAGCCGTCCGGGATGTTTACCACCATCAAGATGCCGTAGTGGACGCGGCCCACCTCGTTGGAGGTGTCGTTGATAATGCCCACGATCTGGGGGATGAAGCCCGCGCGATCTTCCTGCGGCAGCATGCCCAAGGCGTATTCAGTGCCGTCCGGGCTGATGAAAATAACCTCTTCGTTCAGTTCGCGTCCGACCGATGCCGCGAAGGTGGCCAACGGGTCGATCAGTGACTTGTCGCGAAACTGCGCGTCAAAGGCGTCCACGTGGCCGCCCAGCCCAACGGAGTGGTTCCCGGCCAGCCGCTCCTCGCCCACCAGCTTCGTGCGGGTGTACGTGAAGAGGCCCTTGTCGCTCTTCAGAACGATATACGGCAGGCACTGCCCGAAGCGCTCGTCAGTTTCCATCTCGTGGCGACGGCCCAACATGATCGACTGCTCCGCCAATTCCTTGAATTCGGCCACGTGGATGCGGTTGATACCCGGCTCCAACGGAAAGCGGGATTTGTCGAACACGAAAATATGCTGTGGGTGCTTCATTCTTTAGCTTTCGGGTGGGTTGAAAAAAGGGCGTGTGCTCTCCAGCACGCGCGCAGCGGAAGCCCCGGACGGAGGGAGGGAGGAGGAGGAGGTGTCCGGAGCGCCGCAGCGCTCGCCCGCAAGGGGTTAGAACTCGTCGGCCTTCGAAGCCTCGCCGGACACTTCCTCGTTGGAGGTCGTGGCATTCTTGCTGTGGTCAACGTTGACGTCCCCGGCGACAATCGCCTTGTAGAAGTCTTTGGCCGCAGCGTACAGCTCTGGGTCGCTCACGAGGGCTTCCAAGTCGAATTTCGCGCCGCTCCAGCTGCCCTTGTCGTTGGCCTGGCCGACAGTCGTCAGCCGCACCATATTGGCGAAGGTCGGCGGAGTCTTTTTCACGCCACCCACGTCAATTTTCTTCTGCTGTAGGGAGGTCATCAGCATGCGCGATGCCTTGATCTGGGTGGAGGAGAGGGCAAGGATTGCCTGGCTGTACTCGCCCGTATCCGGGTCGATGAAGACCACGAAGTGACTGCGCGTATCCGCGAAGTAATCAGACTTTTTGGGGTGGACCTCGCCCTTTTCGTCCTTCAGCAGAGGGCGACCCTCGACAACTTCCACCTTGCCATCGGCCACCAGCTTGTCGAATGCTTCCGGGGTCATCTCGCCCTTGAAACCGCCCTCGCCTTCGCGGCCTCCCCACTGGATATAGGACCGCTTGTAGGAGCAAGGGATGACCAACATGCCCGTTTTGCCGTCGATCAGTTTCTGGGTGACGGTGTTGAAGAGCATGCCCGCCTTGGCGCCTGGGATGTGCTTCGGGTCATCCTCGTCCACCATCGGGCTCATCTTCTGGAGAATCTGGATAAAGGGGATGGCATAGGATTCCTTGCCAGCGCCTTCGAAGCCCTGCCCAGCATCGCCCGCGTCCATGAAGTCGGGCATGACGGCCAGAGGCGTCGGCGTCTTGACTGCGACCTCGGTGGAGGCGGCTTTTTTCTCTTCGGTCTTGGTGGTAGCCATGATGGTTCCTTACTTTCTCTTTGGTTGGGTGATTTTAGCGATGGTGAATTCGTACACGCCGAAAGGCTCCAACGGGATGGAGTCTCCGGCCTCCAGGCGTTCCTTGACGAATGCCTTCAGCGTCGATGAGTGGACACTTTCGGAGATTGCAGCCTGGTCAAAGCCTGCGGCAACCAGTGCCGCCCGCGCCTCTGCCGCGCGTTGGACTTCGCCCTTGCCAAAAGAGGCGGTGACGTTCGTCTTGATGATGCCGTCAAAATTGTTCTCGCGCAGCCAAGCGAAGGCGTCAGGCTTGTTCTCCTCGGAGATATGGCACTTGACCTCTTCCTTGACCTCCACCTTGGAGCCGTCCTTGAGCTTGTAGTCTTCCAGGTCCAGGTCGCGCATGATGCCTGGGATATACTCGCGGAGGATTTTGTCCAGCCGTTCCTGCTTGAGCTTGGTCGCGGCTTCGTCCGTCTCGATTTCCTTCATCAGGTCCGTCGCATCCTTCGCGAGGGCCGTCAGTCGCTCCAGCGTGGACTCCGGGTTGGGCTCGACTGTCCCCGGCTCAAAGAAATCAATCTCAGTGCTCATACGTTAATTTCCAATAGGATATAGCGGGACAATTTCTTATCCCATTTGAGGAGCTTCAGCCTATTGCTACGCCGAAGGAGAATGCCAGCGCAAATTGCGATGACGGATGGATCGCCTACTGCAACGAAATAATCGTCATCATTGAAGTCTCGCAATGCCGCGCGGATTTTGGCGGTAATGCGTGCAAGGAATAGTGGGTTGTCGTCCTTTTCCAAGATGACCGTCAGAATCCCGTAGGTGGTGGCACCGGTGAAGTCGAATGTCGGCACAGACACTTCAGCGATTGGGTCCCAACGCTCCGTGATCTGTGGAATGAATACCTTCGGGAGGTGCATTTGTAAGCCTTTCTGATTCCGATTATCCCCGATATTCGGTGGATATTAAAGGGCCATCGGGATACCGTCAATGACGTGATCGGCCAGTACATTCTTCACGTGTCGCGATTGCGCGGCGTCCTCGTCAATCGTATCCTCCGCGATAAGGTCCAGGTACAGGACAGAATCCCCAGTGGTGCCGATGCGGTGATTACGGTCCTCCGACTGCGCCCGAATGTCGTTGTCGTAGTCACACGAATAGTACACCGACAAATTCGCAGCGGTTAGCGTGATGCCTGCATATGCCGCCTTATTACAGACGAACACTTGGTGTTTGCCGTCTTGGAATTCGTCAATGGCTAATTCGCGGTCAGCGTCCTTTATGTCTCCGTGATATTCGACGCAGCTGATTCCCAATTCCTTCAGCTTCGCGACAATTTGGGCAATCTCCTCGCGGTAAATCGTCCAGACAATTAGCTGCTGATCTTCCACGTCGTCAATGATATCCAGGAACGCTTCCATTCTGGGATTGCTGTCCGCGTCGATCAATTCCGGCTTGCCGTTAATGAAGATAAAGCCACTGGTGACCTGCTTCATCTTCTGCCGCGCGGCGATTGCCGCGAACGATTGCGGCCCTTCAGACTCGCTGTAATAGGCGTAGTCTTCCTTGAGCGTGTCGTAGACTTGGCGCTGTTTGTCGGTGAGCTGGAAGGTGCGGGTTTCGTAGACCTTTGGCGGAAGGTCCAACACGTCTTGCTTCCGTACCCGGAAGGTATGCGGTTGGGTTAGGGCGTAGAGCTTGTCCAGGTTCCTGTACTTTTTGTTGCCGTATTCGTCCTCATCCACAATCTGCGCCCATGCAGCCTTCGCGCCCATCTTGCGGATAATCCCTTTCATCTTCGGTGAGGAGGGGTCAAGCAACACAGCAAATTCAGCCACGAAGGCCCGATATGACGCTGTACCAAGCAACCCTGCCTTCAGGAAATCAAATTGGGCAAACAGGTCCATAGGAGCCTTCGTCAGGGGCTTCCCGGAGAGGATGCGGCGGGCCTCTGCCGCGCGGCCTGCCTCGACAACGTAGTGGCTTCGTTTGGACTTGGGGTTGGCGATTTTCTTGGACTCGTCCACCACAGCGAGGACGCGAAAAGATCGCATGAACTCCGCTACTACATCGCGCCCCTTTTCCGACAGCATCATGTCGAAGTTGACGGAGAGGACGCGCAGTGTTGGTTCATCGAAGTGGTGGGCAGGGGTGTACAGCCGCGCCAGCGATGCCTTTTGGCGCTTGGTCGTGATTTGCCCGTCCCAGATATGGGTAACGCACGGGATGTCCATGTGCTTCGGGATTTCGCGCAGTACCCAGTTGGAGTGCGGACCCTTCGGAGCGAACACCAAGAGGGCGTCAATTTTGTTCCCGATGAATAGCCGCTCCGCGTCTGCTAGGGTCATCCAGGTCTTCCCCGTGCCCATCTCCGCGAATAGCGCGAAATTCCGTTTACCCTCCGACCGCTCAAGATAATTAAGCTGGTGGAGCATTCCTTTGGTTTTCATTCTCAAGTCTTTCTAGGTGTTCGCAGATTGCCCGCCTGCCCGTCTTAATTGACGAATGAATTAGCTGAAGGGCAGTCATCTTGTTGAGATCCATATTAGGGTCCAACAAGTAATAGTCGATTTTAACCCGAAGCAATACGAAGGCGTGACCGTTCCACCATTTCCATTTGCGCATGAAGGGCAATTGCCCCGGCTCAAATGCGTCATTTAATGGGAATGTGCTTGATCGCTCCGGCCAGCCGTCGATTGCCTTATTCTCGCACCAAAACACCACGCCACGCCGGTTTATTCCGACCACATCCGGCATGCCCTCCATGCAGGCATTTTCGACGCGGCAGACATTGAGCGTGCTGCCGTCGATGATGCCCCGGAAGGAATCCCAGGCCCGTTGTTCAGGCAGTCTCGACAATTGGTTTGGTCTCGTATTGTTCGTTCACGTGCAATTGCTTTATGTTGTGAACGATAAACATATCCAGCCCTGGGATTTTCTTGCCCTTGACCAGAAACCAAGTGCCAGTCGCGGCACCTTCGGCAATGGGTTTGCCCTTATCAATATATTTCTCCGGACGGATGCGGAAGCGCATGGACGTGTCGGTGGAGTCGTCCAGCATCATCATATCCAGGAATTGGCTTTGGCCTTTATAGAGCTTGCCGCCCCGTTTCTTGATTTTGATAGCTTCGTTCTCGTCAGAAATCGTCTTTTTGGTTAGCTTGGCAATTACCAGGCACGTCCTGCCGTCCTTGCACGTCTTCATCCCAATTATGGGCATACCAGAGGTAACGCCGATCAATTCCGGGTTCTCATAGTAACGCCCCCACAGGGCTTTGGCTTCGTACAGTTCGGTGAATTTAACCTCCGCCTTCATCAGGCGTTCCCGGTCCTTGTCGGTCAGCAACCCTGCCGCCCGCTTCTGGACGTATTGGAGGGCCTTCACCGGGCCGTAGCCTTTGGCGTTCCGGATGCCTCCCAACAGCCTGCCGTCTGCGGCGGTCCAGTTGATGTCGCTGAACTCCGGGTCAATTGGCGTATAGGTCACGCCCTCCCGTTCCAACTCCCGCAACACCGCCACCGTCTGCTCAGCATCCTTCGCGGCCCGTAGCGTCGCGGCAGCGAAGGGGATCATGTGGTAGCGCTTCATCCAACAGGTCCAGTAGGTTACTACGGCATAACTGACGGAGTGAGATTTATTGAATCCCCAGGCTCCAAAAGTGACCATCTCACGCCAGATTTCCTTCGCTTCCTGCTCAGGAACCCCGTTCTTCACCGCACCGATAACGAAGTCACCGCCCATGGAGTTGAAGAATTCCTCGCCCATACTCCCAGACATCGCTTTGCGCACGGCGCTGGTTTTCTTCCAGTCAAAACCTCCGATTTCCTGCACCACCATCATGATCTGCTCCTGGTAGAGGAACACACCCTGGGTTTCGCTCAGATATTTCTCCAACTGGGGCACTTCGTAGGTGACCGGCTCGCGGCCTGCCGCCCGTTCGATATACCGCTGAGACATCCCAGAGGACAGTGGCCCCGGACGGGCAAGGGCCGTGACGTTGTCGATCTTTCCGAAGGTGTCGATATAGACCATGCGGAGCGATGTACGGACAATGTCGCCCTCGAATTGGAAAATGCCAGAAACCTTATCCTCGTTCAGGATGTCCAGGACCGCCTTATCATCCAACTTCAGGCTGTACAACTCCTCTGCCGTTACCACGCCCGCGTCCTCGATGATGCCCAGAGTACGGAGGCCCAGCGCGTCGATTTTCAGGAGGTTCAGGTGTTCGGTGTTTTTCTTATCAATCTGGGCGATGCCCTCTTCATTCACAGTGCAGTAGTCAATGATGGGGTCGTTACACACCAAGATGCCTGCCGCATGCACGCCAGAGTGGCTGGGGTGCAATTCGAGGTCACCCATGCACTCGCTCGCGTTCGGATGCCTGCGACTGAACTCCCGTCCCGGCTCCGTGTTGTGCATCGTGTCCTGGAGGCCCTTGCCGTAGCGCTCGTCAGCGCTGCTGTATTCGATCAACGCGGTGGTGATCTGGGAGGTTTCCCGGATATGGACGCCGAATTTTCGCCCCACTTGCGCGAGGACGCTCGCGGCCTTCAGGGTATTGATATTCCCCAATTTGCAGACGTTCGCGTGGCCGTATTTCTTTTGGAGGTACTCAAACACCATATAGCGTTTGGAATCTGAAAAGTCAATATCAATATCCGGTAGGTCCATCCGGCTAATATCAATAAAGCGGTAAAACAGCAACCCGTGAACGATTGGGTCGATTTCCGTAATGGCGAGGAGGTAGCAAATCAATGACCCTGCGCTACTGCCGCGAGCGGGTCCGACCAGCATATGGCGCTTGGCGAATTGCACCAAGTCGGTGACGATTAGGAAATAGCTATCAAAATTGCGCCTTTTGATAGCCTCAATCTCCAAATTGAATCGGTCCTCGTATTCCTGCGTCCATTCGGCAATGTGCCCGCGTGCTAACCGGCTCGCCTGCCCCTCCCGTGCGACGGCTACAAGGTCGCCCGGTACGGAAATCATCGGGGCCTTGCGTAGCCGTGTCCCCTCCAACCGTTTCGCTACGGAGAGGGTATTGTCCAGGGCCTTGTCAAACTCCGCTCCGGACACCGCGTAGCGCAGCGCGTGCCGCAACTCGTCCACCGTGGCAATATGCCGCATGCCGACAGAATCCCGCACCTCCCAGGCGTAGGCGTAGGGCTGGTGGCCGGGCGTCGGCATGTCGTTGTAGGAGGAGATGACCAACGGCTTGCCCGTCTCCCTCGATAGCCGCGCGGCTTGATATGCGTGGACGTAGCTGGCCGGGTTGAGGTCGATGTAGTCGTATGTGTCTGGCGGCAGCGTAAGCGCTCCTCCAGTGAATTTAACCACCCCCTCCAGCGCTCCGAATTCATCTGGAGTTAGGCCACCAGCTTGAACGCTTTTACTCGTGGCGTTGTAGAATCGGCGCATATCCTCCGCGAGCATCCACGCGACGGGCTTTTGGTCGCCTCCGATGATCGGCACCTCCATCCCAAACATCGGCTCAATGCCCGCCTTCGTCGCGGCCTGCTCCCATCGGACGTGCCCCCAAGTGCCGTGATCGACTAGGGCAGCGGTAGGCGTCTCCAATTCCTTCAGCCGCGCGATTATCTCCGGCATTCGCCCATAAGCATTCCTGTACGAATAACCGGAGCGGACGCGGAGTTGGGGAATCATATATGGTTGATTTGGTTTTCGAGACGGCGGAGGGCGTTGAGGATATGCCCAATGAATTCGCTCTGCCTTTCGATTCTACCGTGCAGGTAGCTGACGTACACGAACAGCCCCACCACCGCCACGCAGAGAAAGGCGATGGTGGAAACCAGTATCAATTCGTCAGACATTTGCGGTCAATCGACTCAATAGCGGCCAGGGCAAGTGCCGCCACCTTCACGAACCGCTCGCGGCGGGCCTGGTCATCGTGTTCGAAAGAGAGGAGCGTCAGCTGTTTGTAGCTGTACGCGCGCCAGTCGAACCAATCGCGGGTATCGTCCACCGTAGGACCGCCCCACTGCTCGTCCTGCCGCAGGCGTTCCAGTTGGATATCCATTGTCGCTTTGCTCATGCTGGTTCTTTCTGAAATGCTTCGTACACACCAACCTTTTTGCACACCTCGTGGAGCGCCATAACGTCGCTCAGGGAACGGTGCGACTGGACGTAAGGGCCGACCAGTAGGTTGTACAAATCCCTGAGCTTCATCCGCTTGCCGTACTGGAAAAACGTCTGCTCCACCGTGCAGATTTCCACCGTGTCCTCCGTCCAGCATACGTCTGGGAGCGCCTGTTGGATACGCGCCAGGTCGAAATAGACCATTGACTTGTCGAACGAAAGATTGTGGGCGATGACTGCATCAGCCTGCGCGAAATACTCGCGGACGCGCGGAACGAACGCGGAGAATGGCGGCTGATCTTTAAGGTCCGCGTTGGTCAGCCCGGTGATGTCGGTGATGACCTGCTCAATTTCCATTCCTGGGTTGCATATGAATTGGTCCTCGAATAGGACCGATTCGCCGTCAGTGATAATTCCGCCAAATTCAATGATGCGCGGCTGCTGGCGTATATCGGCATCACGATGCAACGGGAGGCCTGTTGTTTCAGTATCGAAGACGGCGAATTTCATTTATTTCCCGTAGGGCAGGTCACACCCGCTCAGGAAGCGATAATGGCCCTTGTCCAGAATGTCTGCGATGAATTTGCCGCAGGCTGAAGGGTCCGTCTCGCGCCCGTGCATAAGGCTGGACAGCTGGTATTCTCGCGCGTATTCCTCCGTCCACCCGCGCACCTTCGGGACATTGGACTCGATCTGGCGGGACATATCCGTACCAGCCAACTTATTGGGCGAGACGGAGAGGACGGTCACGCCGTATTTCTTCGTGAGTTCGCGGGCCATCTGCTTGGTTATCATCGCCTGCGCGGCCTTGCTGGCGTTATAGGCGAGACTGGCAGTCATCGGCAGCGCGGAGGCGTTGGACACAACGTTGATGATACACCGCACGTCCGATTTCAGCAGGCGGCTGAGGACGGCCTGGGACATTGCGACGCTGCCCCAGGCGTTGACGCCCATGACCCGTTCGAAATCCTGCTTGGTTACGTCTTCGAACCACGCATTCTGGTTGACGCCCGCGCAGTTGATGAGGGCGTCGCAAGTGAAGTCAGGGCCGTAGAATTCCTCCAACAGCGGTTGTGTAATTTCGCGAACATCCTGCTTGGGGTTCAGCGTCTTATCAAACCGCAGGACGATGTGACCCATTGCCGCGAGGGACGCGGCAATCTCCAAGCCCAATCCTGCGCCCGCGCCCGTTACCAATACTCTCATCATCAATCCTTTTTCAATTCTGCCGCGATCATGGCGGCGTAGACGGACAGGTCATAGACCGAATCGTGGTGGGTCATGCCGCTATTGACGAACCGTACCAATTTGGCGACCACGCGCTC